AAGACGTCGCCCTCTCACGGCGAAAACACGGGTTCGATTCCCGTACTGGCTGCTAACGAAAACCTTGTAAAATCAAGGTTTTTTGTGCTTTTTAGAGGTGTTTAAAAGTTCGAGGGAACAGGCTAGGGAACAGGTAAGGAACAAGAACAAATATTCGAATTAAAACCATAGGAGGAAAACTTGTGTGTGAGACGCAGGTAAAACCAATGTAGACGGCAGAAATGCGGTCTTTTTTTGTTACCTAAATTATGTTAATATGGTTGTATGGAGGTGGTGTTGTGATACATACCGCATATGATGTGATGAAAGAATATCTGATAACCGGTGCAGAACTTGATGGCCAGTTTCAGATACCAATGCTTCCAAAAGTGGATTTCTCACCGGGTAAGTCGATTTACTTTGTGTCTTCAAAATCCAGATCACTGAAAGGCCACAAGGACCTGACGGTGAATTTCTACATTGACGACAAAAGCTTTCTACAGGTATGGAATCAGCCGGACCAGTACATTGAGCACTTAAAATGTTTCAATTCAGTTTGCAGCCCAGATTTCACAATTGCTTCCGGGATGCCAAGTGCGTTGAACATCTACAACCTGTACAGAAACCATGCTTTAGGCTATTATTGGGCGGTTATGGGCGTTAAAATCATCCCATCCGTAAACATTATCAGTCCAAAGGAAATGCCATGGATATTTGATGGAACACCACACAGAAGCACTGTATCATGTTGCACCAATGGCAGAGTGCGGTCAAAGTCTGCAAGAATGGAGTTTTGCGAGAATTTTAAGGAAATGTTGGACGCAATAGAGCCGACAAAGGTTGTGATCGTAGGTATCGTGCCGGATGAACTCAATGTGGATGTGCCAATTATAAACCTCAATTCACGGAGCCAGAACATGAAAGAAGCGTTCAGAAAGGAGTAGGCATGGGAACCATCAGCAGGGAATCAGCGAAGCGCAGAAGTAAGGAAACGAGCCGACAGAAGCGCAGAAATGTTAAAATTTCAAACGTTATACAGAATAAAAAGAATTTCAGAAGTGACGAATTGAACGTTATGAAATAATAAAAGGTGGCAGCTTGATTACTGCCACCTTCCAACACCATGTGTTATACTTTATCCGTCTATCAATGAGGCTCCGGACGCCTTTCACCATTGATATCCGTTGGAATAATAATATCTCTTACGAATTAAAAAGTCAATAGAAATTCAAAAAAATTCACAGCACGCCGATATACGTTCTACGGAATTTTCGCCAAAATTAACAAGCATAAAAAATCGCAGGTCTGAATTAGTTCCAGATTTCTGCGATTTTTTTCCGGGGTTTTCCAGTTCCAGTGCATCTGCAATTGATACAGGAATTGCCCGGTAATACCAATTTTAAACATTTGTTCTAATCAGATATGATTGTATTAATTAAGTATTTCTAACTTTCTTGACGTCCCAAACCATCCCGATTTTGTCGAGCAGTTCTACCCGCTCCGGTGTGGTCTGGGCGTATGAATTGCCTTTTCTGGCGCTACGCTGTGAGCGTATCCATTGTCCCAGTTTATAACCGTCCGGGCAAACGTAAGAGCAGGGGACAAGTAAATCCCCGTTAAGGTTGTAGAACTCTTGAGCGTGTTTATACCCAGTGCACCATTTTTGTGCTTGTGTCGCTAACGCCCCTGATCGGATTTCTTCCGCTTTTTCTGCGTAGTTTCCTGTGCATCCCGTAAAACTATCACGAGCGCTTAAGGCGTCTTCTAAGGCAGAATAAGAGCCAAGGTAATATTTTGCGCCATCCCGGTATACATTAACCTCCCAGCGCCCGAAACTGTTAAGATGCAGATTTTTGTATTTTACGATGTCTTTTTTATAAGCGTTTTTGGAATTTGCTTTTGCGTAAGACATCCGCAGCCGTTCCCTTTTGCACTCCGGGCCGCACACAAGTCGCCCGTTACGACTCTCGAACTCTTTCCCGCAGACAACGCATCGTTTTATATTGTTGTTTGTGATCTGCACACCCGGGCGCAGCTTCGCGAAGAACTCCGGGAACGTGCCGTTATTCTTTGCGATTTCCGCATCTTTGCGGACTTGTGCGGCCTCCTCCGGGCTTGCGAAAATTCCAAGCGTGTAATTCTTGCTGTTATAATTTATTTGCGTAATCCATTTATCAGTGTTTTTGTATGGATACACGTATTTTATTTTGCTCATGTGATCTCCCTTTTATAGCCGTACAGCTATACAAAATAATAACCCCTTTGCGTTCTGTCGTCAATCCCTGTTATCAATTCGATATTTGACGTTTTAAGGCGGTTTTATATGCCTGTGATAAAATATACCAGAATCACGCTGGAAGCCGTTAAAACGTCAAATAGAAGCCAATACAACTATATATAATTGTCAATGCACATCACACCGGGAAACAAGCCCCGGTGAAGTCCTGGCACAGGTCACGAACCACCGCCGCCCGGAGCGGATGCAGGACACTAGAAAAAGAGCAGCGGTTTTACTGCTCTAAATAGTTTATATTTGCGACCCCGGGCAAATCCCGGAAGAACTCAGAAAAGCCGCCGTCAGTAACATTGTACTGGCGGTCAGATGTCGGAATCATGCGACCGTTTTTTATCTCCATACAGGAAAGTTGCAAATATCCCGGTATTTTAGTGGATTTATGCAGAGCATACCGCATAAAAGACACCGCCCCAGACTGACACCGCGCCGGCGGCAAGTCGTACCAGATCAGTGGGACTGCACCGGAAGAAATAGCATCAAATACTTTTCTAGCGTCCTTTTCTGCCGATTCTTTAATTTTATCAAATTCGGAAAAATCGCCGCTTTTTATGGCATCAATAGTCTGTTTTGACGATGGTTTTATAATTCTATCTATCATATAAAATCCCCTTTCTGGTTAGAAAAACAGGCGGGAAAACCCGCCCGAAATTCGTTTATTTAGTCCAAACAATCCTAATTTCTTTTTACAAACTCGATTTCTGTATAATTTTCCCCGGTCACCTCGTTTACAAATGCCAAAATTCCGGTTCTTGTGAAATCAAAACGCGAAAAATCAAATCCCTTTTGCGCAAGCCTATATTCATAAGAGCGCCCGCAGCCCTCAGAGTCGTAGTATGTGCCGTCGACATGTAACGCGTTAAGTTGCACCACTGGGCACCCTTTTTTATTTGCGTCGCGTCTCTGGTAGCCACCAAAATCCGCAACAACGTGCAGACCGTCCAGCGTGTCAAATTCCGCACGAACTCTGCAATTTGGCACGTCTGAGCCGTTTCTGTAGCCTGTTCCCGTGCATCCGTATTCTACTAATGTTAATTTTTTCATGTTTTTAATCCTCCTGATTTTATTTTAAAAGGCCGCCGGGGAAATGCTCCCCGGTACGCTTGCCGGCCTAATTTTCCGTAAGTCTTTTGAAAATATCAATTGTAAGAGCTGCAAGCCCCCTTTTCTTGTCTGACATATAACCATGTCTTTTACTTCTCAGCGCTTTTTCAACAGTTTTCAAACTGTTTACACCGTAAGATGCGGCTTTTTGAAGTGCCTTGTATTCTTCAGAAGTAACCGGAACAGCTTTCAATGTATTGGGATTAATGGAAAAATCTTCTTTATCTCCCGGGTGGAGTATCTGGCAAATAGGAATATAAAGATCAGTCCCCATGTTTTCACCAATATTCCAAACAAAGTAGTTACCCGGGATTTTCTTCACAATTTCAAAAGTATGTGTATTTCATAAAGATGTAGAAATGATTTTGTTTCCCTCGATTTTTACTGTTGCGTATGCCATATTATTTACCTCTCTTTTTATTTTTTTTGAAAGCCGGCGGTTGCGTTGGGGCTACGGCTTGACCGCCGCCGGAGGGATTAGTCTAAATAATTAACCTTAGATATGCTATATTCTGTTTTTAGTTTCTCAAAAGCGCGTTCCGTAACTATATAATAATTTGTATCGTTTTCCACTTTATCAAGACGAATCCCACGCCCTTTTAGACTTAATTTAGTTGTTAAAAACCAGTGATCACCGTAATAACTCCGGCTTGCGTCAATCTGACATTCTGGCTTTTCTTGCCCCATTTCCGGCGTGTACATATACAACCCGGGAGCGGCAACCAGGGCGGCTGTCTGACTCTCTAATGTCTTTAATTTTTGACGCCCGATTCTGCGAAGTGTCAGCAGTTCGGACTGCGTTATTTTGCTTTGCCTTGCTAATTCTTCAGCGGTTCCAAGGTAAAACTCTGTAGTTTTTACAGTTTCAGAAACCTCGAAGAACTGTTTTAAGTTTATGAATCCGGTCGACTCCTGAACCGGGAAAGGAATGATTTTACACATTGTTTTTTCTCCTTTTCTGTGATATTCTGTTTTTGCTGATATTTTAATGATTTACAATTTATACTGTGGGGGAATCCGGGCTTTTCGTCCGGATTCCTTTTTTTATGACGCCATTTTATAAAGAATCAAGAATCTTAATTCTTCATATTGTCGGGAGTTAATCCCGGTGAAGTCGTTCCCGATCAGGTCCAGGAGCTTTTCCAGCTTTCTTTTTGTGTGGGCCTTTTCAATCTGGGACAGATAGATGTTATATCTCATTTTTTATTTCCTCCAGTCTAATAATAAGCCCTAACTCGTTATTCTTGTTTGATCTTGTGATATAGAAATCAATCACCCGATCATCAAAATATTTTTTGCAGGTCTGAAGCATTTTGCCGCTCATTTCCCATTCTACAAGCTCGCTTTTTCTGCCTTTCTGGATTTCGAAGAAATCACAGTGCATTGTGTTGAATAAGTCTAAAAATTTAATCATGTTTTTTTCTCCGTTCTCCCGGCTCTGCGTCCGGGCTGTTTGTTCTCTGCTGATGGTTATATAATACATTATATTTAATGTAAAATCAATATGCAAAATACATGAAAAATAGTGTAAATAGTTATACGGAATTTGTGCATTATTTTTAATGTAAAAGTTATTGCAATTAAAAGTTATCTAATATATAATGTAGTTATATAAAAAATGATTAGAGAGGAGAAAAAGAAATGTTTGTATATAGACTTAACGTATTAGAAACTTTAAGTGATGCAGGCTATACACCTAGCAAATTAAGAAAAGAAAAGCTGTTGGGGGAGAATGCTATACAGTGCCTAAGGGAAAATAAAATGGTAGGGATTAAAGCGCTTGACAAAATTTGTTCTATATTAAATACGCAGCCGGGGAATATTATAAAATATGTAGATGCTGCAGAAAAGCAGAAACTTTAAAAATAATGCAATTCAGTATTGACAATTACATTATAAATAATGTATAATAAAGACAGTTGAAGAAAACCAATCACACAGCCCCGCGAGGGGCGGACAGGAGGAAAAAATGAAAGAATTTGAATTAAAACAGGTTGCCCGGAATAATTCCGAAAGTTTCGGATGTGCCAAAGTTACAGCAGCTTGGCTGTGCGGCACAGAAGCTCAGAAAGAGGATTTTATAAATTCTCTGGGTGAGAACTGGGTGAGAATCCCGGCGGAACTTGTTGACGAAACCGCCGAGCAGAATTTTATTTCATATGCTCGGGCATAAGGAGGAAAAAAGATGCTAGAAAGAAAAATTGATCAAGCAATTGAGAAAGAATCAATGAAAACCGGGAAGATGGGAACCGAACCGGTGACCGTAGAAATGACACTGACAAGTGGAGAAATCGAGGAGTTTAGAAACCTCGAAAAATATGACAGTAAAAATTATTTCTGGGAATTTGAGGACAATACTCTTAGAATTTCCTACACAGAAGAAATTTAAGAAAATAGAGGAAAGAGAAATGAAGAAAACAATTGATTTATTAAACAAAGCTGTAGAAATGGGATTTGACAGAGAACAGGCGCTTGCAGACATAGACGCAAGCCTTGACGCCGAACTTGAGGAAAGGCATCCGTTGATGGATGAAGAAATATCAGAAAGTCTGTACAATAATATTCTTGAAGGATTCCGAGCAGACAAGGAAATGAACGCATGAAAGCAGTAATGATACAAGGGCATATGGATACCGCCCGGTTTTCAATACCGGGATGGAATGGCAAGCGGGGCGAAACATACCCGCTCCCGCCTTTTTCTACAATTGCCGGTATGGTCCATTTTCTTTGTCAGTGGGATAGCTGGCATGATATGAAGATATCTGTATCCGGCAATGGAGTCATGAACAAGCCGGAAATTTGCATGAGGTGGCGTGGCGGAGCTGTCGCAGGATCAGAGACAGAGGAGTTTAAGCAGCGTTTTCCGGTCAGGGTAAAATCTGGGGATTCGTTTGTAGGCTGGGTCAATACGCCAATTTATGAAAACATGGTGTCTGATCTGGACCTGAGATTGCATGTTATGCCGGAAAGTCAGAAAGAAGTCGAAGTGATCTACAGAAAGATTCTGAACCCGCGGACATTTCCAAGTCTGGGACGACATGAGGACTTGATAAGAATTGACGATGTGCGGATTGTTGATATTTTGCCAGCGCAGGAAACGACGCTCGATATGTGCGCTTATGCACCGGCTACGGCAGAAACACCCGGAACTGTTTACACAGTTCATAAAGATTATACGATCAGCAAGAGAAAGCGAAGATTTAATGATGTTCGAGTAAAATATTTAGATCGAGGAATGAAAGTAATTACAGATTGTGATAATTTAAACAATCCTTGTTTTTTCATCTGATTTATAGTATTATTTAGACAACAATTACTGAGGTAATTGAATGTAAATTTGAAATAGTACTGAATAAGTGCAAATTTTAATATTTCCATTTTGGAAAGACACAAAATAAGCCCCTGAGAGATAATCCCGGGGGCTTTTGCTGTCTTATTCTGGCGGCGTAATGAGTGAGGGGAACAACCCCGCCGCCGAAGTTGTTAAAATACATTTATCATAAAACTGTCGAAGTTGTCAAGCAAAAATTTTTTTATTTTGGGACTTGATTTTTAAAAAAGATGTTGATAAAATAAAATCAACGACAGGCGACGGAACTCAGGAGGGGGCGACAGCCAGAGCGCGAAAAGAATAAGAATTTAGCAGGCCAGATCACGCCGGACAAGGTGCCGGAAGGTCTGGCTTTTTGTGCGATATATGCCGGAAAATGACCGTATTACAAGATGTATAAATATATAATAACTGTATTTATAATCCCCTCCAAGATTCTAAAGACCTAGAGTTTATTAATATACATACTATACAGTACCGTATAGATATATAGAGTTAATAAGAGTAATGTAACGGTAAAAATAAAATTAAATAGACTGTTGACAGTGATATAAAAGTATGATAAAACAGAATTAACAACTGAATAAGCCGAAAGGCAATAATGATAATTAAGACTATTTAAGACGATTAAAACCGTAGCAGATCGGAAATAAGAAAGGGATTTAGAAAGGTCCTGGAATGTATCTGCAAGCGTGTTTTTGTCGTCTTTTTTTATTTCAATTTTTGGAGGTGATACAGTGAAAAAGAGTAATACAACAGTAACAGAACAGGGAATAGAAGTATATGAGAATGATATATACAGGCTTGTGGATGAATATATAAACACTGTGTTACAAGTATCTCCAGAAGAATTTGACACACAGAAAGAATATAAAGCTGTTGTTGCTGATAGTTTTGTAGATATGATCTTTTATATTGCGGATAGAATACCGAAACCAAGTAACGATGATATAGAGTTGCTGGATAATATATTTAATATATTTGTCAGGGTATGTAGCAAATACAATGTGTTGCCAACATTAGAAGTATTTAGCTTTTTAGTTAATATTAATCGGTCAACATTTAGTGATTGGATGCGTGGGGACTATAGAACAAGCTCATCGCATGGCACCACGGTTAAAAAATGGTTTGATATCTGCAAAAATTGTACAGTCAACAGATTGAACAACCAGCCCGGCACAAATGCCAATTTGATATTTGTCGCAAAAGCAGCGTACGGCATGGCAGAGACAGCACCAGTACAAACAGCACAGCAGGACGGCATACCACACCAGACAGCGCAGCAGATCGCAGATAAGCACAGGGCGGCACTGGAACTTCCAGAGATGGAAAAGCCGGAACTATAACAGATCAGAGGCCCGAAGAAGTACGCAGAGGGCGGACAAAAGAGCATGGAAACAGCTTAAGTAGTGTAAATTGTATAACATGTACAATATAAAACGACTGTATTTGTTTAATATGTACACCAATCTATAAAGAAAACTGAAGTTTGTTCCATAGATACATATGTTCTGACTGAATAACCGTTATCACACGTTCCCTTGACCACTGCCGCAGGCCATTAAAGGTCAGCGTTAAGCCAGGGAAGCGGGAACCCATGGGGCGGCGGGCTTCCCTGGTAGCGTCCGGCATGGATACCGGGAGGGGGTGTATATAAGCCCCAGCACACGCCAAGTGAGTACTCCGAGTTCCCGAAAAATTAAAAAAGCCTCCTCTAACAGCAAGGCTTTAAAATTCCGAAAAAACAAAAAAGAGTTCCCCATGGCAGAGATAGTGATTGCAACACGACAAGCCATAAGCCTTAATGGTTTCTCTGCCAGAAAAAAAATAAGGCGATATCAGAAAGGCAGGTATAAATATGAAAATAGGATATGCAAAAGAGTCAGGCATTTGGTTTCCGCTGTCTGCAAAGAAAAAGATACTTTTGAGCGAAGAAATTGACACATTTGCTTGCGACTCAATAGATAGAAATAATAATTTCGAACATCTTTGCGAAAACATGAGAAATGGTGATTCTTTGATTATTTGCGGAGTTGATGACATTGGAAATACCAAGGATGAAATCGAAGAAACATGGAGACGACTCCGTGATTTGAATATTGAAATTTATGTGCTTACAGCTCCGATGCTGTTTCAGAGAGAAAACATGACGTTAGAAGAATCATTTATAAGAGATGTGTCGCTTAGCGTACTTGCTTCTCAGGTTGAAATTGCTAATCAAAAATTAAAAGCAATAAATGATTTATGATAACCATTTACATTCACAGAAGGGTAGGAACAATATGGAGAAAATAGTAAACAACGATGGATATCTTCGGTCAGGGCTGATGGATATTGCTAGACAGTTGCTGAATATCTGCAGTGAAACTGGCGTTTCCAATATCCAGATAGTCACATCACCTTGGAAAGAGAGCGAAGGTATTACGCTTCTTGCAAAAACTGGAGACAAACCAATTCTTTCAGTAAAGATGGATACTGCCTATGAAAAAGAATAACCCTCAGGGCGAATCAATCAGAATCCGTCTCACAGGACAGTTAGAGCGTAAACTTATTGCCGAAAAGAACCGAACCGGCAAAAGCGTATCGCAGATCACCAGAGAAGCGTTGGAACAATATTTCCGAAGGAGATAGGAAAAACGCCGACTCAATTTTTCTCAAAAAAATAAAAAAGAGGTTTTCATATGTCAGAAGAATACAGTAAACGCTTTGATGAACTTCGTAAGAATCGAGTCGAGGTAAGCTATCATAAATACGGTCCTGCTAGGAAGAATTTTAAAACCGGGAACGTGCAGGCACTTCCGTCCATGGAACGGTGTATTGAGAAATATAATTCTACCGGAAACACAGAATATCTCGTGGATGCAGCAAATTACCTCATGTTCGAGTTTATGTACCCGCAGCATCCTAAAGCACACTTCAAAGCTACAGACAGCAAAGATAGCGCAGGGATAGTCGGAATCAGTGTAAAGGAAATGGAGGACTTGAAGAATGAACAGTACTAATGCTCCAAAAGTAAAGATCATAAATCCAGAAGGCTCTGGCTGGAGGGGAACACAATATTTTGTTGACGGAACAAAAATCAATCGTGTAATATCAGCAGACTTTCATGTCGCAGTTGACGAATTACCGACATCGGTTTTTGAATTAATGGCTCTGCCGGATATTGAAATGGAATCCGAAGTAAAATTCTCATACACACCACAGTCCATAGAGGACGCAGTAAGAATCCTGAGGCACGAACTTCTGACACATGGAGAAATTTACAATGGTTTCAAAGCAAGCCTTAAAACAGCGATTGAGAAGTATTGTACATGTGGCCTGCCATTCGAGCCAGAAGACGAAACCGCCGGTAAGATTCTTGATTTTATGATCGGAGAGGAACAGAAAGAATGATTCTCGCAAAAAATGTAGCAGTCATGTTGGATATAGCGTTTTTCACATTGCTCTTAGTGTTTCTTATATCGCAGGACGAAACCGAAAAGAAAAACAATCCAATAGCATCGGCAGTATTTATACTGATGGAAATATGTTTTGCAGTTAATGCAGTTGTGATTTTTAGATTATAAGGAGGACGCGTAAAATGCCAAACGAATTAAAAGAAACTATGGAACTTATGAATAGTGCTGATTATAAGGACAGATTTAAAGCCGAATATTATCAGGTAGCTATCAGGTATCAGAAACTGTCTGCAATGCTTGAAAAATGGGATAAAGGAGTGCTTCCGTTTACTCCAACTTGTCCGAGAAGTACATATAATATACAGGTGAAAGCCATGACCGATTACATTGCAATATTAGAAGCAAGAGCAGTTATGGAAGGCGTAGAACTTTAGGTTATAAGGAGAACCCAATGTGGTTAGCATTCACAATACAAATTCCCCTGTTCATCATACTGATTGAACGGGTGAAAATACAAGAAAAGCAGAAACCTGTCGTTCTCAGGTTCGGGAAAGCCTTTGAATCTGACAGGTCGAGGCATCCAGAGTAGCTTAGGTCTGCGTCAGTGAAATACAATTTCCCAAAGTAACTGGCGTGGACTTAACGGTACAAATATAGACATGATGCTTTCTAAAATTTTATAAAATATATCACTCTATTACGAGTCCGGGTAAAATCCCGGACAAATAATGGGCTATCGCCAAGTGGCAAGGCACAGCACTTTGACTGCTGTATTCGCGGGTTCGAATCCCGCTAGCCTAGTCGGACTATATTGTTTAGCCATGATATAGTTCCCTTCCGAATTGGTTCCATCTATCCCAACGGGGATGATTAAAGGGGCTTCAAATGCCCCGGATGGACTCTGCTTATGCAGAACAGCATTTAGACCCTTTGTTGCGACTGCGAGGGCAAGAATCGCAACAGCAGAGGAAGTTACTCTTGAACTGCAATAACCCTCTGCTTAGGAAACTTAGTTCAGTTGGCAGAACGGTCGGCTCATAACCGACAAGTCACAGGTTCGAGTCCTGTAGTTTCCATTTCTTCCATATGCTGTCTATCCGTTTTATGGACAGAAAAAACTGCTGAATGAGTGTATGTAGATTATTTTCATGAAAGGTGTGTAACGGCACAGCCTGTTCAATGAAGATAATTCCCCGTTCGGCACAGTCTCTGAGTTAAATTGTCGCCAATAGGTGCACGTTGAGGACAGGAAGTTTTCAAGAGACATATAAAAGGTTTCGTCGTTATACACAATGACATGAATATCCAAATCCAAAACAACTCCGTGGGGCTGGCACGGCAGAAAACAGCCTAGTGGAAAGCATAACACGATAAACATATTGCTAACCCGGGGTTTCCGGGTTATGTGGAATGTACGCTAGTGGAAAACTGACAGAGTCGCTCTCTGGTCTCCGGTTCGATTCCGGGCGTTCCGCTTTAATCCGCTTAGAGTTAAGCTGTTTGTATACAGGCGGTCTATGTCTCAGGTGGATTTACGCATGAGCGTAAACGTACAACTCACTAGGCGTTTGCGTAAAAAACTTTTTAGAGAGATGAGACCACGGGCCGTGAGAAGTGATAGTCGGCAATTCTAAAAGAACCATCTAGTTCATGTGTTTTACGATGGAAAGGTTAATGCTTATCTGGATATTTTCATCCGGTCCGAAAGCATGTGATGTGGGAATCAACCCAGTTTCTTTTCAGAGAACTGGCCGTTATAGGCGGTACGGAATGTAGCTCAGTGGTAGAGCAATGGCATTGTAAGCTATGTGCCGCAGGTTCGATTCCTGCCTTTCCGATTCCAATGAACTGCAATCATTGGAATTTTTTTCTCTTACTTCGTTCGGTTCCAGTGTTTCTCGTTGGGAGATTTATGCCGTTCAAGTCGGCGCACTGGATTTTTTTAATTAAGGAGATGGCTATGGACACAAAAGGATGTAAATGTTGTTGCACGTGTAAATGGTACGCAGTATGCGAAGGCGTCTGCTGAAATGGCGACAGTGAACATTGTGCAGACTTTAGATGCCTGGATGATAGTTGTGAATGTTGGGAGGAGAATAAGCATGAGTGATTTGTCTGAACTTATTAATAATGGCGGTCTTATTATAAAAGAGCTGGAAAACGAACCGCCCATAGACCCTATAAAGGTAGCAAATTGGTTGATTGATCGCGGATTAAAAACTGGAATCCGATTATACGGAAAAAGTGAACTTAGACAAATTGCCAAACACCTTTTAATTTATTGTGGGGACGAATAATGCAAATAGCAGGAAAAGAAATCAAAGACGAGTGTTCCAGATGCGGTAATATCCTTGAATGTGAGTTGTTCCGTCAGGGACATGGAATAAAACAGAAACGTGAGAATATAGCAAAGATGATCGAATGCCAGATGAAGCACAGGGATGAAAGAGAGAAATGAACGAACTGAAAGTATTGAATGAGCAGGAAGTATTAGGAAAACAGTTTCGAGTATACGGAACGGCAGAGGAACCGCTATTCTTAGCAAAAGATGTAGCGGAGTGGATTGAACACAGCAAGCCATCAGTAATGATTGAATCTGTAGATGAGGATGAGAAAGTCAAAGTAAATAATGTTTACTTTGAAAATAGAACCGGCGGGAATGGGACATGGTTTCTTACCGAAAATGGACTTTATGAAGTTCTGATGCAATCCAGAAAGCCGATTGCCAAACAGTTCAAAAAAGAAGTCAAAGAGATTCTGAAAACCATCCGTAAGCATGGCATATATGCCACGGACAATGTCATTGATAACATTCTGAATAATCCAGACTTCGGCATCGAACTTCTGACAAAATTGAAAGAAGAACGTGCCGCAAGAGTAGAAGCCGAGAGAAAGAATGCTATCCTGATGCACGTAAATAAGACATATACCATTACTGAGATTGCAAAAGAACTGGGACTGAAATCAGCAATACAGCTAAATCGGATTCTGGCAGAGAAAAAGATACAGTATCAGGTGAACGGTACGTGGGTGATGTTTTCACAGTATAGTAATTGTGGGTATGAGGAAATCAAACAGGAAGTTCTGGATTCTGGAAAAGTGATCTACCATAGACGGATTACACAGATGGGACGGGAATTTATTCTTGATCTATTTGAAAAGACAGCGTAATTGAAAGGGGAGATTTCCATGTTTAATAAACTTTTTAACTTATACATAAGATACAAGACTAAAAATCTCAAAGCAGTTCCACTGTTCGTTATGACATTTAATTGGAAGAAAATTCAGAAAGACGGTAAAAAAGATATCTGTATGTTGACCATACATCCAGAAATCGCAAACGATCCGTTCTTAAAGAAAAAGCTGTCTGAATGTGCAGATTATATCCGAGATAACTACGATATGGAAATATTCACTAAGCTTTAAGGGAGGACGCCATGAGAATTGAAGATTTGAAGAGTTGGACAGCAGATCAGTTGAAAGAAGAACTTTTTCGGTTGGCTGATGAGAGAGAAGCAAAGCAACATGAGATTTTAGACAAGGATAATAAAATCAACGAGCTTCAGGCTGAATTGGATAAAATGTGCGATTATAACAATGAGTTAAAAAGACAGGTGTGTGAAAAAGCGGATGTGCCATTTTACGACGAATCTGTAGAAATCGCAAAATATCACAGACAGCATCAGGACGACTGCGTTACAATTAACCAGTTGCATACAACACTTGACGTTCTGATTGACCGATATGCAAACATGAGAAAGATTCATGGGGTGAGTTGATGTTATGGATAATCAAATTACTGTTAGCAAATTACTAAATATACTTGATGAGCTTTCGATGAATGGCTTTGGAGATATGCCAGTGTTCTTAGGCGAAAATTATCCGTTGTTAGAAGATTCGATAAGCGTTAATCCGCGTGAAAATAAGTTACAAATTAGGAATACATACTATGATAATAGAATGGCAGAAGCCATGACAAAAACAATTAATGAATTAGAGAACATACGCAAAACGTATATTTCAGAATGTATTTTAGCTGGAATGGGATGGGATAATGAATCGACATAAAAACACCGAATATAATGCAGTTATGATTGACGCATCCGTTTTACACGATAGCATAAAATACGGAATACCACGTACATTCATTAAAAATAATTACTTAAAAATGCACGGCAAACCAATGATTCGTAAGTCCACTAGGAGGAAACAGAAATATGTTACTGGTTTATTCAGGCTCGGACATTGATTTTCTTGACGCCACATACAATATCGAGGGAGAATGCCACCGAATGAACATCCCGACTAGGTTCTATCCAGACAGACGCTTGCTTCTAGCAGGGAATACGACCGTAATATACAACAAAACGGGAAATCTTTCTAAAACATGGAAAGCAGATTACATCGGGGACAATTATTTGACGATTTTGACATTGATCAGAAAGGACAACGGTAAATGAGCATTAAAACAGCACTTGAATCAGAGGGAGTAGACTTCTCCGAATATATGAATATACCCGAACCATGGGACGGCTCAGCACAAATTAAAATGGAAAATGGTACAAAATGGGTGATTTGCCCGTTTTGTGGAAAGAAAGCCTTAAAGATTTTCCCGACCACAAAGATTTATCGGATGCCGTACAAATGTAAGGGTAGCAACTGCAAGAAAGAGTTTATGGTGAATGTATGAACAAAAAACGGATTAAATGCTTCTTGACAGGTGGATGCAAGTTCAAAAGTTCTGATACAGAATCGAAATGTAATGACAAAGAAAAGACTTGCACTATTACGGAAACTTGCTACAAATGCGGGAAGAAGTACACTGCTGTATTCACTTACAAACAGTTAGGAATTCCAGTGAGGTGAAGGGAGAGTTTATGAAGAAAATATTTTTTGCTGTGTTATTATTAATGATGCTGTTTGGATTAACAGCATGTCAATCGACAACAAAGAGTTTGGGTGGGACAACCACAATAAAATTAAAACCAGGTGTAAAACTGGAAGAAATCACATGGAAAGACGATGATTTGTGGTATCTTACTCGACCAATGAGAGATAACGAATCAGCTGAAACACATACATTTGACCAGTCAACTGATTTTGGTTTCGAAGGTCAAGTAATTATTATTGAAAAGAATAAATAAATAAATCAGTCAGAGAGCCAGAAAGGAGTGCCATTATGAGCAACTTGAAGATATTTACAGAAAACATCGAACCAGAAGCGTTAAATCAGATTTATACATTGATAAAACAGCCTGCATTTTCTGAATGTAAAGTACGAATCATGCCAGATGTTCACGCAGGAGCAGGGTGTGTAATTGGATTTACTGCTGATCTCGGAGATAAAGTAATTCCGAACATTGTTGGCGTGGACATTGGATGTGGAATGCTTACAACACAAATTCCTACCGATGTGGGGACAATAGATTTAAAAAACCTTGACAAAGCAATAAGAAACAATGTTCCGGCAGGAAGAAATGTACGTGACGAAATCATAAATTTTGAAGAATTAGAAGAACTTCACTGCTTCCATCAGCTTAAAAATATTGAATGGATTCGCAGGAGCCTTGGTACACTTGGGGGCGGAAATCATTTTATTGAAGTTGACACTGATTCAAAAGGGGTAAATTATCTTGTAATTCACACTGGAAGCCGCAACCTTGGGAAACAAGTAGCTGAAATATATCAGAAAATTGCCATAGAAGACATGCAGGGTACAGACAAGCTCGAAACTGAAATACAAAAATTGGTGAAAGAATACAAGCGTTCTGGCAGACGCAAGGAAATCCAAAATGGTATTGACGAATTAAAGCGAAAATGGAATCCGGACAAACTAGGCATTCCAAAAGAATTATGCTACTTGACGGGTGAACATAGAAAACAATATCTACATGATATGAAAATCTGTCAAGAATTTGCAAGAATAAACAGACGATGCATACAGAGCGCTATATTTTACACTATGAATTGGACGCTCCAAAGAAATACATGGTTTGATACAATTCATAATTATATTGACCACGATACAAACATTGTTCGTAAAGGTGCAATATCAGCTAAATCTGGCGAAAAAGTCCTTATTCCAATGAATATGCGAGATGGATGCATTATTGCAGTCGGAAAAGGAAACGAGGACTGGAATTGTTCAGCCCCGCATGGTGCAGGACGTATTATGAGCCGATCAAAGGCAAAAGAAAATATCTCATTAGAAGAATTTGAGAAGTCTATGAATGGGATATATACAACATCCGTTCAGAAATCTACGATTGATGAAAGCCCTATGGTTTACAAACCACCGAAAGAAATTATTGATAACATCAAAGATACCGTAGAAATAGTTGATATTATCAAACCTATATATAACTTCAAAGCAAGTGAATAATAGTCAAAGAGCCACATGAGAGCCAGACTAAATCCTAAGAAGAAAGGAGGTCTGGCTCTATTTTTATGCAAAAATTCACAGAAGGTTCGATTGAATGGTATCGGGAAATCCTAAATCAAATTATCAATGATAATATGACGGTCTATCAAAACCAGAAAGACTGCCTTGATCTGCTGTTAAATATGAATATTGACCTTCCTTTCAAGGATAATCCAGACGCGCAACAGATGGGGATAAAGGTAAGCCAGTATGCACACAATATCGCAGAAAGGCAAGCTGCTATTACTGGAAGCGGAGATTTTGATGATATTTACTGGAAATATTTGCTGTTGGAAGCACAGAACTATCAAGTTGACAGTGGATTGCTTTATCTTGAAAAGAACCGAATTCCAAAAGAACGATTTTATGAACCACGAAGAAATGTGTTTTTGCAGCATAACATCATAGGTTCATTGCAAGACTTGATGGATGATAAACTTGATATATTTGCGCTGAGCGTACCACCCGGTTGCGGAAAATCTACTCTTGAAGATTTCTTTCTGTCTCTGGTAGGCGGATGGTTTCCTAATGATTTTAATTTATCATCTGCACATAGTAGCATTCTTACCCGTTCTCTATATGACGGAGTTTTAGAAATAATCAATGATCCAGTTGAGTATACATGGCATGAGATTTTTCCGAATATAGAAATACAGGGAACAAATGCAAAAGAAACGACAGTAAACCTTGAAAGAAATGGACGTTTTAAAACATGGACGTTCCGATCAATTGACGGTTCTCTGACTGGTGCTACTCGTTGCAATAGATTCCTTACTGCTGACGACCTTGTGTCTGGCATCGAGGAAGCGCTGAATAAGAACCGATTAGATACCCTGTGGACAAAAGTAGTAAATGACTTGCGTTCTCGTAGGCTAGAGGGCTGCAAAGAGTTTTATATAGCTACAAGATGGTCAGTACATGACCCTATTGGAAAGCTACAGCAGTTATACGCCGGGAACCCTAGAGCAAGGTTTATAGCAGTACCGGCAATTGATGAAAACGGAAAGAGCAATTTTTTATTCACAGTAAATGGGTTCTCTGAGAAGTATTTCAACGATGCTAAAGAGTCCATGGACGAAATCTCTTATAACTGTCTTTATCAGCAACAACCGGTAGAACGTGAAGGATTATTGCTTCCACCAGATAAGCTAAAAAGATTTTTCTTTGGCAAAGAAGACGTTCCCGACGGATGCACGGACGAATACACAATTATACCAGACAAAGAAGCAGATGCGATATGGGCAGTGTGTGATACAAAAGATAAAGGTACAGATTTTGAATCATTACCTATTGCATATCAATATGGGGATAAATTTTTTATCCCGGACGTTGTTTTCGATGATACCACAGATTACGACATCCTGGACAGAAAGACTGCTGATATCTTGATAAAACACAATCCGCATAAAATCAGATTCGAGTCAAATAACGTAGGAAATCGTGTTGCACACAACATTCAAAAGATAATCTCAGGGAAATGCCGAGCGGATATCGAAACAAGACCTACGCAAGCAAATAAAGAGACAAAAATTCTCGTAAACTCTGATTACATATCAAAACATTTTTATTTTTTACATCCGAGCCAGTATAAACCAAAATCCGACTACGGATTATTTATGGGAAATGTGACCACATATACCACAAGGGCAAAAGTAGCTCATGATGATGGCCCGGACAGCTTGGCGATGATGGCAGAGTACGTGCAGAATCCATTAGGCGGAAAAGCAACTGCAATGCGCAATCCATTTTGGGGAAGGAGATAATATGACAACAAGAGAATATTTAGGGCAAATTCAGAAATATGACAAGCTTATTAAAAATAAAAAATACGAAGAAGAACATTTAAGAAGTCTTGCTCTTGGGCTTAAATCGTTCTCATATGGTGAAAAAGTTCAGTCTACTCCGAATCCCAATCAAATGACCGATGCCGTAAGCGAACTTGTTGACATTCAAACAGAAATCAAAAAAATGGTTATTGAATACACAAAGAAAAAGCAAGACATTATTGAAACAATAGACAAGGTGAGCGATATCAATTCAGATTTGTATGATCTGCTGTTTAGGCGATATGTAAAAGATGAAAGGCTTGAAATGATTGCCTGTGAAATGGGATATTCCTATTCTCATGTGAAATTATTGCATTCGAAAGCACTGAATATCGTCAAAAACATTAAGAATTTTGAAAGTTAATACCTGATAATACTGAATAATACCTGCATATATTATATAATATAAGCTGTAAAATAAGCACCGGGAAGAACCCTTGGTGCTTTTTTCATGCAGAAAAATAGGAGGACAGGCAGTGGGGAGAAACAAAATAAACTTTGTTGACCTATGCCAAGGAGAATTTGGCAGAAAAACTGCCTATACTGGCGTAGACCAGATTACTCCCCAGAACGTGGCACAGGTCCTTTCTGATACAATCGGAATCCATAACAGGAATAGAACCCTGATGGATTATCTTTACAGATATTACAAAGGCGATCAGCCAATTTTATATCGTGAAAAACTTGTTCGCCCAGAGGTCAACAATAAAGTTGTTGAGAATCATGCCCTTGAAACAGTCAAATTCAAGGCAGGACAGATATATGGAGAACCTATTCAATATGTCTGTAAAAAGAAAAAAGCGAGTGAAGAAACAAACGAACAAGTTGATAGGCTCAATGATTATCTGGACGAAGCCAATGCAGACGCCAGAAATATTCAACTTGGAATATATCAGAGCGCGGTAGGAACTGCATACAAGGCAATCCTGAGAGAAGATGAATGGACAAAGGATGGAGACTTACCACCTTTCAGAATATTTATCCCATCACCGCAGGATGTATATATTGTTTATTCAAGAGTTACTGGCAAACCAGTGCTTTCCGTCCAGATTTTAAAAGACGAGGACAATCAGCAGTATTACCAGTGTTATTCTTCCAGACAGTATTTCAAAATACAAAATGGAGCGGTAACAGAATCTGGAATCAATGGTTTTGGCGGTATTCCTATCATTGAATATCCAAATAATCACGACAGACTTTCCGACATTGAAATTGCGATTACAATGTATGACGCGATCAACAAATATCAATCTGACAGGCTGAATGGGGTTGAACAGTTCGTACAAGCTCTGATGAAATTCAAAAACTGTGAGATTGACGAAGCAGAATTTGTAAAAATGATAAAACTCGGTGCTGTATCTGTAAAAGACGTCGGGAATGGAACACAATCAGACGTTGACTTAATGACTGCTGAACTAAATCAGTCAGAGAGTCAGGTTGCTAAAGACGATATTTACAACAATATGCTGATTGTAGAAGCAATGCCGAATCGACAGGGCAATACCGGTGGAGACACAGGAAATGCAGTGTATCTGAGAAATGGTTGGGATTTTGCAGAACGAGACGCAAAATTGGTAGAAGCATTTACAAAAGAAGCTGAAAAAGCATCTGCCAGAATCATTTTGAATATCATCCGAAAAACTTCAATGGATGTAAATATTTCAACCAGAGATTTTGATGTAAAAATCACCAGAAACCCAACAGATAACATGCTTGTCAAAGCACAGGCACTTGATTATCTGTTTAAGAATAAAATTCATCCGCTTATTGCACTGATTACTTGCGGATTATTTAGTGATCCACAAAAAGTGTACGAAATGAGTTTGCCATATCTTGGAACCATTTATCCAGAATTGTCAGACCCAGACTCAGAGCTGCAGAAAGCGCAAGATTTGCTGAATGGATTTAACAAGGATGTGATTGCAGAATGAATGTTTCATCATACGATGAATTAAATATCAGACCCAACAATCGCAGAAGTGAACCGTACAAAGAGTATTTCAGCAAAATGTCAATATCAGACAAAGAAAAGCAAGAAAGGATAGCTTTTTCCGAACAAATGGAAGAAGTTGTCCTTTATATTTTGGCGTTGATAGAAACAACCATAGAGAGTGGAGAAACGAACCGGGAATATATCCAGACTCAATTTTATGACAAATATCTGGATGTAATTGCTTCGTATATGCTTATAGATACATATATCAAGCAATCTGCTCTTGGCGTGACAAAACAAATTATTGATGCAACATTTGAAAGATTTTCTGCCGAAGATAAAAGCATTACTGATGATTATTACCTGTCAAATGACCGGGCAATGTTTATTTCAGAGTGCGAAGCTAATTCGATACTGAATTACAGACAGTATTCAAAAGCTGTGAAAGCAGGAAAGACAAAGAAGAAATGGATTGACGTAGGAGACAAAAGGGAACGGAAGACACACCTTGAAGTCGGAGGAACCATACTCCCGATTGATGAGCCGTTTTCGGTTGGAGATAGCTTACTACAATTTCCAAAAGACACCTCACTAGGAGCTTCGGCAGACGAGATTGTGAACTGCCGGTGTTCAATTCAATACAGTTAATTTAGAGACGAGTAAAATCGTCTCTTTTTTATTAAAAAATATGCACCCCGATAGCGTAATCATGGGAGACACCTTGAGCTGAGCGAACAGCGTAAAAAAGCGTATTGGTGACAGGAGATTTCAATGACAAGAGAAGATGTAAAGAAGATCTTTCCAGATGCAACCGATGAGCAGATTACTTCTTTCCTGAATCAGTCAAATTCTGATGTGGCTAAGGAAAAAGCCAAAAATCAGAAATTAAAAGAAGATGCAGAAAAAGCAAAAGCGTTGGAAACAGAACTGGAAGAACTGAAAAAGCAGAACATGAGTGAAGCTGAAAGAACAGAATTGGAGCATCAGAAAGAGAAAGCAACAAATGAAAAAAGAATTTCTGATCTCGAATCTGCACTTAAAGCAGCTCAGAAAGACGCTCTGACAGGTAAAATCACTTCTATTTTTGCGAGTGCAGGAATGAAAGGAGATGCCTACGCAGGAGCAATCAAAGCATTTTCAAATATGGATGCCGAAGATGCACTCAAAGAAGCCCAGACTTTTGTTGATGGAATTTCCGAAGTAAATAAATCAACGCTTGATACCGCAAAAGCCGCATGGGAAAAAGAAGCCCTTGAAAACACACCTAATCCGGGTGGCGGTAAATCTGGTGGAGAACCAGAAAAGAAAAGCGAAGCATCTGAATACGCAAAAGCGTACTCAGCAAAAATGTGTCCAGAAAATAAACCGGCAGATGATAATGCCCCAGTAAATATTTAAGAAAAGGAGATTTAGATTATGGCTTTTATGAAAACAGAGCAATACGAATCGACACCTAATATCCTCGAATCTGAGGTAGGACTGGTACTTAAAACCTATACAGCAGAACAGACAAATGCTGAAACCGTTGGAACTAAGAAGATTATCAAGGCAGGTTCTGTATATCCGACAAACGCAACTGGTGCTAAAGGCATTGTGTTTGAAGACGTCGATATGACAGACGATACAAAACGACCGATTTCCGTAATTGTTGCAGGACGTGTTCTTGAAAAAAGACTTCCGGTAACAGTAGAAACCACTGCGAAAACAGAGCTTGAAAAAGCAGGTATCGTTTTTGTAACCACTACAGACCCAGAATTTTAAGGAGGTAACCAGATGCCATTTAATATTTTAGAATCAATCACACAGGAAGAAAGACTTAACTTTTCTCAGGATTTCAGCGTAAAAAGACCGGGCATTCTTGATACTATCTTCCCGGATGTCAAAACCCAGTTCCTGAAAGCTGAATACTACAGACTTATGGCTGGACAGAGACTGCCAGAGGTAGCATTCGTTCATGCGCTTGATACTGAAGCAGAAATCGGAACCAGACCGGGCTTCGAAAAAGTTCTGACTGAAAAGCTCTTTATTAAGAGAAAAATCAATCAGTCTGAGAGATTACAGCAGGCAATTGAAAATGGTGTGCCGGATGACGAGAACTTAAAGAGATTTGTATTTGATGATGCAGCTAACCTGTTTGAAGGCGTTGTTGCCAGAGCAAATGTCATGAAAGGACAGTTCCTTTCTACTGGTTCAGTAAAAGTCAAAGAGAACAACGTGGATATGAGCATTGATTACGGCGTTCCGTCTAGCGCAAAGGTAGAAATGACAGATTGGTCTAAACCGGATGCAGATATCATGGGCGATATCCAGAAGATGGTTGCAATTGCAGAGGACAACGGATTTGTTGTAAACAAAGCCATGACATCCCTTAAAATGATTAACTACATGAGAAACAATACTGCAATGCAGACAGCAGTCTTAGGAGCAGCTAACAAACGCCTTCTGACAAAGCAGGAACTTGCAAATCTGCTTATGCAGGAATACGGAATCACAATTGATCGTTGTGACGAGAAATTTAGATTCAGAAAAGCAGATGGTTCACTCAAAACAGGAAGATACTTCAAAGAGGATGTATTCACTCTGTATGAAGCAGAGCCGAACGGTTCATTTGGTACTGGACTCTGGGGCGTAACACCAGAGGAACTTGAGTACAGACAGTTCATTCAGGAAGAGAATCGTTCCTTTGTAACACTGTCCATGTGGGCTACGCAAGACCCAGTTGCAGTTTGGACAAAAGCATCCGGTATGTTTGTTCCTGTTGTACCAAAAGCTAATGGCGGTATCGTAATCGGTACCAAAGCGGGGGAATAAACGGGCATAGTCTCGATGAGAACAGCCAGTCACCATCTGTAGCAAGTGTTAATGATGCTTCAAAACACAAGTATACAGAAAGCGAGCTGTCAAGCATGACAGTAGTTCAATTGAAACAGCTCGCAAGTGACAATGGCTATGCCCTGACATCGACAAATAAGGCTGGTATTATCTCTGAAATTTTATCTCAGCAAGGGTAGGTGATCTTGAATGAACGAAAAGCTTACGAATGATCTGAAAGAGTATCTATCCGATGATGCGGAAACTGACGGTATGATTTCTTTGTCTGTGAAGCGTGCAATTCGTTCGTTCAAAAAGAAACGCAACTATCCGTCTGGATATACAGATGAAAAAATCAATACTGATATGGAATACTGTTATGATTGTATTTTTGATCTGGCTCTTTATTTCCTTGTGAAACAGGGGGCCGAGTTCCAAGAATCGCACTCTGAAAATTCAGTAAGTCGAAAATGGGAATCCGAAACGGAAATATATATCAATCATGGCGTTTTTCCATTTGCAGGAAGTTTAATTTAATAAGATGGTTGGGTCACGTGGCACAGTATTTTGTCCTCCCGGAGTGCCGCTGGGTTGCTTATATTCAGTAGGGAAAAGCAAATGTTAAGGGAGTGAAGAAAGGAACTGGCGATGGGATGTGAACATGAATGTTTTAATGAACACCGCATAGAAGAACTGGAAAAGAATTTTCAGCTGATGCAAGAGAAGAACTCTGATCGTAGTAAAGAGTTTTATGAGCGTATTGGGGAACTGGAAAGAAAGACAGCATTAAGTGAGAATGACTTGAACCATATCAAGTCGACTGTGGATGAGATGAATAACAATATAAAGACTCTCATGGCAGTCCCGGGAAAGCGTTACGATACAATCATTGTATGCGTTATTACAGCGATTGTCAGCGCAGTTATCGGTTTTATGTTAAGCGGTATTCTTCCAGTTTGATTCCACTTGTAAGGGAGGACGGTGGAAATATGAATTATACAGACTTTTCAGAAGATGAAAGAAAATTTTATTTAAAAGAAGCAGGCTTTGATTCCAGAGAAGAAAAACTGTTTCGATTACGGGCCTATGGCGAAAAGACACTATGGGAAGCATCTGAACTTATGGGGTATAGTCCGAGAACCATAGACCGAATTAACAAAAGAATAAAGAAGAAAATTTCCAAAGTTGCCCCGATGTATTGTCGGGGCTTTTCTTTGTATTATGGCGAAAACGTGACGAAATAGTGACGTTCAAAAACGGAGTTCCTTCCTATATAATATAGGCATAAGGAGAATAGATTATGCCTATGTTAAGAAACCCTTATGAGGGCATATGGGAAAAGTATCGTTCCATAGATGATATGGATATGATTCTTGAATCCCGGATAGGAGGAATAGATTATGGCTTACCCATATTATCCGCAACAGCCAATGATGAACAATCTATACGGACAGATACAGCCGTATCAGGACAGGCTGGCTCAATTGCAAAATAATTATCAGCAGGCAATGCCTTATGGTCAAATACAGATGCAACAGTTACAGCCGGTTCCACAATCACCTATGCTTCAAGGACAGATGGTGGATGGGATTGATACTGTAAAGGCTAAAGATGTGGATATGTCCGGTAATCCTGTTTACTATCCAAAAACAGACGGAACTGAAATTTACAGAAAACAGCTTCAATCCGATGGAAGAAGCAGGATTTTTGTTTACCGACTCGTAAATCCAGATGAACAGCAATCTAAGCAAGATGAAAAGCAGATTGACATTGAAGCAATGTTTAATCAGCTTCGGAATGATGTTTGTTCGGAGATTTCTGAAATAAAGAGTATGTTTCCGACACAGATGTCGGGGACATCGGAGTCTAAGCAGAACGGAGGTAGGCAGAGATGACATTCAACCCAAACGCCATGATGAAAAAGCAATTTGAGAAAATGATTTCTCAGAGGTTCGGAAGTGTTGACAACATGATGAACGATATGAGTAAATTTGCAGGAAATAATCCAACATTGAAGAATGCGTTGGATTTATACAAAAAAGGTGATACAGACCAGTTACATCAAATACAGCAAAATGTATTTAATGAAAAGCACTTATCACCAGATGGAATTATACAAAAATTCCTTGGATTATAACACTTCCCCACAATTGGGTGATTAAAAATCGCTACAATTCGGGACGACAGCCGCGGATGTCTCCTATTGTAAATAAAATTTAAGGAGACTAAAAACATGATGAATGGTTCAAATTACAGTCTTAGTGACATTGCTGCCGCTACAGGCTCTAATAATCGCGCTAATGATATGTGGGGCGGTGATGGCTTTTCACTTATCTGGCTCGTCTTGATCTTTGCTATCTTTGGATGGGGAGGTTTTGGCGGCTGGGGCGGCGGCTTCGGCGGCAATGGTGCAAATGGTGCTGGATTCCAAGGATGGGCAACACGTGCAGATATCAATGAGAGTTTTGCTCTTAACGATATTCAGAACGGTATCAGAGGTATTCAGCAGGGCGTCTGTGACAGCACATATGCTCTTAACAATACCATGCAAAGTGGCTTCAACGGCGTGAACGTTGGAATGCTTCAGGGTTTCAATGGCGTTCAGCAGGCAATTAATGCTGACACCGTAGCCGGTATGCAGAACACCAACGCATTACAGTCTCAGTTAGCAAATTGTTGCTGTGAAACAAGGGAAGCTATCCAGGGCATCAACTATAACCTGGCAACCAACACTTGTGCTCTTCAAAACACAATGAACAACAATACCAGAGATATTCTGGACAATCAGAACAGCAATACAAGAGCAATCCTTGATTATCTTTGCCAGAAAGAGACAGCAGACCTCAGAGCAGAGAATCAGGCACTTAAACTGGCGGCTTCACAGTCCGACCAGAATGCGGTATTACAAGCGGCTATGAACGCAAATACAGCAGAAATTCTCAGACGCACTGCACCACTTCCAGTTCCGGCATATCCGGCAAGTAATTTGTATGGATATTATGGAAACTGTGGATGTGGGGGAAACAACGGTTGTTGCTGATTTTATCATTTAATTAAATTAAAAATTGAATATGTACCGTTCTTATGATATAATAAAATTATCATAGGAGGAACGGTGCATGGTTAATCAAGATTTAATAGGTCAAAAATTTGGGAAACTTACAGTTGAATCTAGTGCAGGAACCAATAAGTGGAAACATAGGTTATGGGAATGCAAATGCGATTGTGGCAATATTGTGATCGTAGACACATCCAGACTAAGAAATGGTCACACAAAAAGTTGTGGATGTTTACACCCAAAAGCGGAAGATTTAACAGGGAAGCGTTTCGGAAAATTGACCGTAGTAAAGAAAATAGGCAGGAAAAATCGTTCTAATTATTGGCAATGTCATTGCGACTGTGGCAATGATGTCAATTGCTATCAATACAATTTAATGAGGGGAACAAGTACATCTTGCGGATGTTTACGCAGTTATTACTCAAAACAAAGTAGAAACTGTCATGGAGAATCAACCGGAATTTTGTATAAAAAATGGTCTTCGATTAAAACAAGATGTACTAACCCAAATGACCCGCACTATAAAGACTATGGTGGACGTGGAATTAAATTGTGTGATGAGTGGCAAGAATATTGGCCTTTTAGAGAATGGGCTTATGCGAATGGATATCAAGAAGACTTAACCATTGAGAGAAAAGACGTAAATGGAAATTATTGTCCCGAAAATTGTTGCTGGATTACTGGGTTTGAACAAGCCAGCAACAAAAGAAGAAGTGTATTTTTAGAGTACGGCGGTAAAAAGCAAACAATTTCTCAGTGGAGTAGAGAACTTGGAATAGGAAAAGAAACCATTGCGTATAGGGTACATGCCGGATGGAGCACGGAAGAGTGCTTATTTGGTAAAAAGAACAGAACTGGAAATTCTAACCCTAGAATGAATATCCCTGACTATTTATCTTAAAAGTAACAAAAGTTGTTGAACTCACCCTTAGAGGTTGACTAAATTCTAAGAGGTGGGTTGCGGCTCACCTCTTATTTGATTGAGAGGTATAAAATATGAGTTGTAAAAATGTTTGTAAGCTCTGCAACCATCTTGTAATCAGCCAAGCCGTTGCGTTTACAGGAGGTAATCTTGTAATCACACTTCCGGCAGGCAGTTACAATAACGGAGAGAAATATTGTATTGTTGTTGCACAAAGCATACCGGAAACAACCACAATTTCTGCTCCGGTAGTAATCCAGGTAGGCACGGGAACAACCTTGTATCCATTACAGAATCGTTGTTGCGCACAGGTTACAGCTTGTGGCATAAGAACCAGAACAAAATATGCAACCAGAGTAGCTACAAGTGCAACTGGTGGAGTGTTCAAGATGTTAGGAAACCCAGCTTGTAGTCCGAGTAACAATTTAACAGCAATTAATGGTACAGCCCCAACGACAGACACACCTGTTACACAGGCTGCCAGAAAGGGGGCAATGTAATGCATAAAGTTGCAATGGAAATGGGAAAATGGGCCATGGAGAAAGCTAAAGCACATGGTTTTGATACTCTCAGCGCTCAAGACTGGGACGATTTGAAAGACTGCATGGAAGCTGTAAAGTGTGCGATTTGTGCAGATAAGGATTACAGAATCGTAGAAGCTATGGACGAATGCGAGCAGGAAGAGAAATATCTTGGACGCATGGGATATGACAGATATCGTTATGCAAACGGCAGATTTGCACCAAAAGGCAGAGGAAGTCGTATGGGATACAAGCCATATCTGTACATGGAAGATGATGACTGGATGAATGAATATCTGAATAATCCAGAATTTGAACGCAATATGTACCGCATGGGATATCACCCAGAATATTCGGACAGGAATATGGGGAATGATGGCATGAATCGTCAGCAGTCCAGATACGGTGAAACATATGACAGATACAGTGAGAATCGTAGACATTACCATGATTCCAAAGACGCTGAATCCAAGAGAAAAATGGATGATTCCATGAAAGAGTATACAGAAGATATCATCCGCAATATGAAAGAAATGTGGGATGATGCAGACGCATCAATCAGACAGCAGATGAAAACTGACTTGACACGTTTCATACAGCAGATGAATTGAATATGAAATGAATTTTGCCCTTGTTACAGGAATGTAGCAGGGGCTTTTTAATTATGAGGGATTACTTATGGAAAACTTAACAGTAAATATTTTAGGAACCGAATACAGAATTGAGACAAGAAAAGTGTCAGAAGATAAATTTCTGAAAGAGAATCATTTTGGAGGCTATTGCGCAGAAGATGAATATTTGATTGTAGTCGCAGACTTAACTGAATCTGAATATTTTTCTAATATAACAGATTCTGAGAGAGAAGTATACAGGAAAAAGATTTTAAGACACGAACTTTTTCACGCGTTTTTGAGCGAATCCGGTTTACAAAGCAGTGCATTACAACCAGAGTGCCCGTGGAGCAAAAACGAAGAAATGGTTGATTGGTTTGCAATTCAATCTCCAAAGATTTTTAAAGTATTCCAAGAACTTGATTTAATTTGAAAAGGATGGTGATAAACCATGCTAAGACAATTTTATATGAACGGAGACCTATGGAGAGTGCAGTTCGTATCTCCGCACGACAGCGTGTTAATTGACCGTACAGGCAATAGAACGCTTGGGGTATCGGATTATTCCACCCATATTATTTCAATCGCAAATAGCCTATATGGAGAGCTTCTGAACCGTGTTTTCATTCATGAATTAGGCCATTGCGTGATGTTCAGCTACGGCCTATTGCCAGAACTTCACCGCATGGTCAAGAAACGATATTGGGTTGATGCAGAAGAATGGTGTTGCAATCTTCTGGCCGACTATTCTTGTTTCGTTATTGGCACAGCCAGAGATATTTTAGGAAACCAGTTCACATATGTGGCTCCTATCGGGGCAGAAAGGATGATTGCATAGATGGCAAAAGCAGAAAACACAGTTATTTTTGATGGAATCAAGTACAATCCCGGTGACGAATTGCCGGATTTAGGCAGTTGGGTATGTACAGACGCAAGAGGTATGGTTCGTGATTACGAGGGACTTTCAAAAGACGTATCAAAGCTCCCGCATTATGTACAGAGTGGTTCTTCGGCGTTGTGCCTTGATACTTCTGAATTATACGAATATCACAAACCTACCGATACATGGTACAAACTGTAAAGGAGAAGCGCATATGGCATTAACAGCAAAGAAAGTATATGCAATATTAAAACGCCAGATTTCCGATATGGAAGCAAAATTAAATAGCCCTGTAAGATACAGAGGTACAGTTGCGACTGCTGATTTGCTTCCATTAAATCCAGACATTGGCGATATGTACAATATCGAGTCTAAATCCATTTACGGCGAAGCAGGAATGAATGTGGCATGGAACGGCGTAGTTTGGGACACCATGGGCGCTCCAATTGATATGTCACTGTATCTCACAAAAGAAGAAGCAGAGAGGGTAATACAAAGACTAGTTACGGAATACTTTGAAAAGAATCCAGTCAAGCCCGGAGCTACGACAGAACAGGCGCAGCAGATCGAGCAGAACAAGACAGACATTGCTTCACTGAAAACGGAAACTGGTTCGCTAAAGGAAGATATATCCACCAAAATCACTAAGTTCTACGCCAGTTCACAGGGTAACACAAACTTGCAGGACTCTGACAATGGCAAAATCATGGATATGATGCTGTATGGAAAGTCTGAGCAGAAACAGTACAGTGGGAAGAATTTACTAAACTATGACGCATGGAAAGAGACTCCTATTACAAATGGAACGGCAGTTTTTGAAAACAATGGTATCACCATTACTGCTACGCAAACTGATAGCTATACCGAATACAGCACAAAAGTAAATAAACCATTTCCTATTGATGCTCAAATTAAAGTAAACGAAGGTGAAGTAGTTACTTTATCATGGGAAGCAGATAACAAAGATGGTAATATATATATATTTGGAAATGAAAGTGAATTTGTTTTGGTAAATAATAACAATGCAAAAAAACTATCATACACTGTTCCGAACGGCATTACATTTATTACATTCCGATTTGGCGTAACAAACAAAGGTGATACTATTAGCTACAAGAATATCCAAATAGAAAAAGGTTCTGAACCCACATCATACGAACCCTACACCGGCGGTCAGCCCTCACCCTCGCCTGATTATCCGCAGGAGATTAAAAGCGTTGTGAATCCAACTGTGAAGGTTTGTGGGAAGAATTTATTGAAAGCCACATTGCAGACTACCACAGTGAATGGCGTTACTTGTACCAATAATGGAGATGGAACATATACGGTGAATGGGACTGCTAAATCGCAAGCAGTGTTTAGGCTATTTGATATAGAAGAAAATATATATGGTGGTAAGATAATTACTGGATGCTCCGGTGGAGACAGGAATACATTTAATATTGTGGTTTTTTATTATAATAAAGACAGAAAATGGACTAGCGAAGATTATGAAGTTGGCAATGGAAAGACAATAAAAGCAAAAAATGAATCATCATATTTACTTTCTATAGGAATATTGATAAGAACAGGACATGTTTGCAACAATATTATCTTCAAACCAATGATTGCAGAAGATACTGTCTCAGCATTCGAACCCTACCACGAACAGACCGTCACCCTCCCATACACCCTCAATGCAATCCCTGTAAACTCAGGAGGTAACGTCACAATTGATGGTCAGCAGTATATTGCGGATTATGTGGATGTGGAGCGTGGGAAGTTAGTTAGGAATGTACTTGTAAAAACATTTACTGGAAATGAAGGATGGGATTATTCTGATGCAACTGATGATTCTAAAAAAAGATTTTATTTGGAAATTAACAAAAAAATAAAAAGTGCGATTGGAATTTCAAATTATTTAAGATCTATTGGTGCTGATATTCGTAAAGGAGACAATTGTTTTGTCACATATACTAGATCATTAGATGTGCGTATAACCAGTATTGCATCCTTAGCGGAATTTAAGAGTTTTTTGGCTAGGCTAGATTCTAATGGAAAACCGTTAAATGTTCTTTTTGCGTTAGACACGCCAGAAGAAATAGACCTAACACAAGAAGAAATATCCGCATTTAAAGCCCTTTCCACAAATTATCCAGTAACAAATATAGAGGTATCTTCAGACCAGCTTGACGGATATACAGTATTCAACTATCCAATAAGTATGGCAAATGGGTGGAATTATGTCAAAAAGCAACTTAACGATAACCGTGACTACATCTATGACATGGACATACAGGCGGCAGAAGCCTATGTCAACAGCGAATACGCAGTAGCACTTACAGAATTGGAGGTATGATTATGTTATATAGAACATTATTAAAACTTAAAGAAAGAAACGGTCTGACAGACGATTTAAAGAATAAGATTGATATTTTCTTCGCAACTGGCAGGATTACTGAGGAACAGTACAATGAGTTAATGGATATTAATAAGGAAGAAGAATCGAAAGTGGAAACTAATTAACTAAAGAGGGCTTTAGTTAATCAGTGCAAAGTTAATTATTGGCTGTTGGACACCAATGATATATAATGAGTATAAATTCATTATATGGAGGTGAGTTCAATAAAAGTAGAAAGAAATATCATGATTAACAAGGCTGGTGGAAACGCAGGAAAAGAATCTGTCAACTATAAAATATCACTTCCGTCAGAAGCAGTTCGGATGATAGGTATTACCAAAGAAGACAGAAAAGTAATTCTCGAATATGATGAAGAGAAAATAACAATCAAAAAAGCATAATAAAAAGGAGCTAGGTTCCCGACTACCAATCAAAAAAACCTAACTCCAACACCACAAAGGGTACAGTATTATTATAACATGGTACTCTCCCTTTGTGAACCCAAAAGGAGGGTATTTTTTATGAGAGATAAATTCGTGAATGGGTTTATGGCCAAGTTGTATGAAGAAATTCCAGAAGAATATCTTGAAACAGTCAGAAACAAATTGTCTTTGTATGTGAATAATTTTGACATTGAGCCGAGAGAAACAGCAGTTGTAAAGTATACTGGATATTTGCCAGATTTCTACAAAACTTACATTGTAAGTAGAAAAATCGAGGGTTTGAGTAAAAAGACGCTCGAACTCTACAATCTTTATCTGGATGATTTCTTTTTCACAGTCAATAAAAAAGCTGAAGACATTACTGCAAATGACATTCGTGTATATCTGTATAACGCTCAGGAAAGCAGAGGATTGAGTAATCGAACACTTGATAGTAGAAGAACTGCCATACACGCTTTCTTCGAGTGGGCTGCAAACGAAGGATATATAGGCAAGAACCCATGTAGAGTTATCAAAAATATCAAATATGAGCGTATCGAAAAGCAACCTCTGACAGATATGGAATTAGAGAGAATCAGGCAAGCGTGCGAAACCGTACGTGAAAGAGCATTAGTTGAATTTTTGTACAGTACTGGAACTAGGGTTACAGAAGTATGTGGTGTAAAGAAAACAGATATAGACTTTTACAAAGGCGAAGTAGTTGTTTTGGGGAAAGGCAATAAGCATAGAACAACATACCTAAATGCCCGGTGTAAATTACTTTTAAAACAATACTTCGCAATTAGAGATGATGAGTCGGAATATCTTTTTGTAAGCGAAAGAAAGCCACATAAAGTACTCAAGAAAGAAGCAATTGAAAGAATTGTACGAATAATCGGTGAGCGGTCAGAACTGGATAGACCTCTGACACCACATCTATTTAGGCATACTCTTGCGACTCTTATGCTTCAAAGAGGTACGCCGATTACTGAGGTGCAGAAGATTCTTAGACATGTCAACATTAACACGACAATGATCTATGCAAAGGTATCTAATGAAGATGTAAAAGTGTCTCATATGAAATATGCAATATAAGATTAAAATAAAAAGACTCTTTTTGAAGGGAGAAAACGCTATGAGAGGATTGAAACGTCAAAAACAGACAGTGTATTGGTCAAGGGTAACTGAAGACCTTGACGGGATAGACACAATTAAAACGTACCAAAAGCCAGAATTGCATCACCTCTCCGTATCTGCGACTGCCGGAACGCCAGAGGAATTATCCGCCGGTTATATCCCGGACTATGACAGGTACATCACAAACTTTGACCGTGGCTTCAAACCACAGACCGCAGATGTATTCTGGATTGATTGCAAGCCAGAACTGACCGACGCAGGCGAACTTGTTTTAGGTGAAGATGGAGAGCCTACAGTCCCACCAGATTACCGCCTAAAAAAGATTCTTGATACCCAGAAAGGCAATGTGGCACGATATGGCATCAAGTATATAGGAGATGGCTCAGATGGCGAATAAGACTATCAAAATGGAACTGTCGCATAAATCTATACAGGACACAATAAAGCAGCTCAGAGCGTATCAGAAGTCACTTGCAAGCAAGAATGAAGAGTTTGTCCGCAGGCTGGCAGAACTTGGAATCCCGGTCATAGATGAAAACATAGCATTGGCACAAGGCGATTCTGACAAAAACCATAACACCTATATCAGAATTAATAACTTTGGTGGATATTCTCAGGCAACACTTGTGTGCGAAGGCTCTGACCTTTTATTCATTGAGTTCGGGGCGGGCATTCACTACAACACTCCGGCGGGAACCAGCCCACATCCAAAAGGACAAGAATTTGGATATACAATCGGTTCATACGGACAGGGGAATGGAAAGAATGAATCGTGGGTTTATTTTGCCGATTCTGGCGAATGGGTACGCTCTTACGGTACCGAAGCCACCATGCCGGTATATAAGGCAAGCGTAGAAATCATGCAGAGCATCAGAAAAATTGCAAAAGAAGTGTTTGCATCATGAAAGTTAATACCTGATAATACTGAATAATACCTCTGTCTTTGATATACTATAACATATAAAAGCATCTACCTGAGCGGTGGGTGCTTTTTTCATGCAAAAAAACATAGAAAAGGAGAATGTAAGCATGTTAGTAGAAACAATGATTATCAAAAAAGTAGAAACGAGCATTGTCACAAGCCTAGATGTCGCAGAAACTTTTGAAAAAGAACATAAAAGAGTATTGCAGGACATTAGAAATTTAGGATGCAGTGAAGAATTCGGACAGCACAATTTCGTGCTTTCCTCATACACAAGCATCCAGAATAAAAAACAACCTATGTACTGCATGACGAGAGATGGATTTACGCTTCTTGTTATGGGATACACTGGCGAAAAAGCCATGAAGTTCAAAGAAGGATACATTCGCCAATTCAATGCAATGGAAAAAGTTCTTTTAGGAAAAATCAGAGAACGAGACAAAGGCATTGCAGTAAGACAAGCGTTGACCAATGCACTTAAAGAATCTCAAGAAAACGAGAGAATGCACGGTCATGCATATTCGACATACACAGATATGGTATATCGTACATTGTTTGGCAAAACTGCAAAACAACTTAGAGAAGAAAAAGAAATTTCTACTAAAGACAATCTAAGAGATTTCCTTACCGAAGAAGAGCTAAAAGCTGTCCAGTCAAAGGAAATGCTTGTTAGTGGTTTGATTGACTGCGGATGGGGATATTCTCAAATAAGAGATTTCCTTAATACCAGTCTCAGAATATGTTAGAACAGGCGGTGTGATATAAAATGCCAGACACGATTAACAACCCAGTATCAGAAGTATTTTCTAGGTGGAGCAAAGATATTCAACCAACAGTCGGCAAAGGCAATTTTTCCATGGAAAAAAGCCAGACAATAGCATCTGGTAAAACAAAATACGCCAGATTGTTCATGATGGGGAATCCCACGCAGTCAACAAGTCTTGAAGGTCACGAATGCGCAACAGTTCTTTCATTTCAAACGGAAAGTTACGCATCTGGGACAAAGGCTTTATCGACTGCATACGAAATCGACAGCAAAAGTCATCAGGCTATGGTTTCGATGGGCTTTCGCCGGACATACGGGCCGGAAGAAGTCGCAAACTCCGAAAAGAGTTTCAAACGAATCATAAGCCGGTACAGCAGAATTTATACCGGGCAATTATTGGAAGCGTAACAGCTTCTATTTTTTATACCAAAAAGAAAGGAGAGTGTCCTATGAGTAAAGATAAATTACAATGGCTGAAAGCTGCGGGAATCAGAGCTGTTAAGACAACTGCTCAGACAGCAGTTGCGACAATCGGAACCGCAACAGTCCTTGGAAGCGTTGACTGGAAGATGGTCGTATCCGCGTCCGTTCTTTCCGGCGTTTTATCCTTGCTTACATCTGTAGCAGGGCTTCCGGAACTGAAAACAGGCACAGATGAATAGAAAGGACGGTGATCCTTTTATCTCCCGGGCACAGGGTTACGTGTCAGAGCCGACAAGGCTCTTTTTTAATGTGATTTTATAGCTGAAAAAGCAGAAAGGAGCCGAATATGGCAGAAAAAGGAAATATAGCAGGCGTAAGTACCGTTGGTTCGCTTACTGGATATGCAGTCGAAACAACAGCAGGTACTAAACCGACAACATTTAAACTTCTTCACAGAATCAATGCTTCTGATGAAATCAAAATTGACGTGGAGACAATCGACGCTTCCGCACTTGAAGATGAAGTCGAAAGAACTATTGCAGGACGTGGTTCTACAGGTGGTACATTCAACGTAACTGTGAACGTAACTGATGAAACTATCACTGAATGGGAAACCTTAATCAGCGAATATAAAACAGGAAAAACAGATGGAAAATCTATGTGGTATGAAGAATATTTCCCGTCTCTTAAGAAAGCATTCTTCACAAAAATCGAGCCACCGACAATCATTCCTAAACCGGCGAGAGATCAGAATGGCCTGTTAACCGTTGAAATGTCTCTTACTATCAATGAATATGTCGGCCCGAGTGAAGCAGTAGTTCCAACTGACAGCGGCCTTTAAACACATTTGGGAGGACAAATAATATGTATAAAGTTTTAAAAATCGGCGGCAAAGACTACAAACTTGAATATGGAATTGAAGCATCACTGTTTGATGATTGTGTGAAATCCGTAATGAATATGCTGGTTTCCACAAGCGGCGGAACGGACAGGAGTCTCAAGGAAATGGTTTCTGGAATGAGTAGTATTCCAAATACTGCACTCAATGCGTTCTATGCCGGATTACTTCAATATCACGGCAACCATTCTGACGGTGATGGCACTGTCCCGGATTTAGATACCGCTAAAAAACTTGCAGCACAGTATATGGCCGAGCATAAAGATGACGAACAAGGAAACTTCTACGGCCTTTTCGCCATGTGCATTGAACAAATGGAGGAAGATGGTTTTTTCAAATTAACCGGTCTGGAAACGTTCATGGACAACATGAATGCGGCAATGGACTCTGTGAAAGCGAAGAAAGCGCCGAAGAAACCGACAGATCATCTGAAAAAAGCTACAGCGAAATAATCTGGGATGAATTATATCCAATGGCTGTGCGCATTGGGATGTCAAAAAAAGAATTTCTTAGGAGCACTCTTAAGGACCTGAGAATCCGTATAGAACAATATGGAATCTTAAAGAACGAAGAAATTCAGTCGCAGTTGATAAACATGGACTATCAGTCGTGGCTGACCGGATTGTACGTGAAAACAAGTGTTTTGTGTACATTGTTCCCGAGAAAGGTTAGCTATCCGAGCAAACCAATTACGCAGGAAAAACAGAATAATTGGGTTGAACACAATCCAGATATGCCAAAGAAATCAGAAGCAGAACTAAGACAAGAAGAACGTTACTACGAACTTCTTATCAGGCAGGCAAATGCAAATATATCTGAAATAGGTAATGAAAAGGGCAAGCAGGATGAATAGTAGTCTTGCTTGCCCTTTATTTTTTTTGAAATAAAGGAGGTGCTTATATGCCTGACAACACAATAGATAGCCTTGCGATAGAGGTCAGCAGTAACGTATCAAATGCAAGTAAATCCATTGATGATTTATGCAATAAACTGAATCGCCTGAGCAGTCGTATGTCTGAGAGCATCAAGTATCTCAGAGACTTTTCAGCTTCCGTCGGTACGGTCAACTCTGCTGTTCAAGCACTTAAATTGGACAGGCTTGATTTATCAACGATAAACAGTCAATTGCAACAGTTTACGCAGTCCATGAGTGCGCTCGGTAGCCTGAACTTGAGAAACAACGGATTAAACTCATTCGTAAATGCAATCCGCAGATTGAACGAAACATTAAATTCCACAGGTGATGTGTCTGGAAAGATTCAGAGCATGATTTCTGAGCTATCCACGCTTGGCAGTATTCCAGACGTATCAAACAACGTGAACCGGTTTATTTCTTCGTTGGCAAGATTGGCGAATGCAGGCAGCTCTATTGATGCAGTTACATCAAAACTTCCAAATCTTGGTGAAGAACTTAGAAAAATCATAGTTTCATTCTCTGGAATAGGTAATATTTCTCAGCCAATTAATACATTTGTTCAGTCAATATCTCAGTTGGCAAATGCAGGAGATAAAACCGGAAAGACAGCAACTCAGCTTAATGATCTGGCAAATAGCCTAAAATCATTCTTCCAGACGATGAGTACCGCTCCTAGAATCAGTAGCAGTACAATTCAAATGACTCAGGCTGTTGCTCAGTTGGCAAATTCTGGGGCGAATGCCGGTAGAGCGGCAAGGTCTACTGCAAGTGCATTTTCAGGATTGGGACAGGGTGCGGCCACTTCGACAGGAAAGGTCAGAAAACTTGCAAACGCCGTTGGAAGTGTAGGAAGCAAGGCAAAGAAAAGTTTGCCTAGCATCATGTCTCTGGTGGCAAAATTCTGGACGTTGAAATTTGTTGTTGGAAAATTTGGAAGCGCAATTGAAAGTTCCATGAATTTTCTCGAAGATTACAACTACTTTCAAGCGGCGTTTCGTCAGGTAGCAGATAAAGCAGGAGAAACTTGGTCAGAGGCAGGCTATGATTCTGCGGAAGCTTATGCAAATTCATTTAGTAATAGAGCTAGAGAACTTACATCCAAAATGTCTGGGTTCGATGTTTCCGATAATGCGATTTTGACCGCAAATAAATCAGGTAAATCACTCGGTATGGACCCGTCCATGCTCTTGAATTATCAAGGCCAGTTCGCACAGTTGTCGTCCTCTATGGGGACAACTTCTGAACAGGCATTAAAACTGTCGAATGCATTAACCATGATCGGTGCTGACCTTGCATCTGTTAAGAATCTTGATTTTAGCACAGTTTATGAGAACTTATCCTCTGGATTAGTAGGTATGAGCCGTGCTGTAGACAAATATGGTGCAAACATTCGTGTGGCAAACTTACAGCAATATGCGGCAAATCTTGGTATACAAACGTCTGTTTCTAATATGGACCAGGCAAGTAAGGCAATGCTGAGAACGATAGTAATACTGGATTCCACCCGGTACGCATGGGCGGATATGGCAAATACGATAAACGATGGCTGCGAGCTATCACTTGTCGCCTAATATAGCAATATATTAGTGAAAATCGAGCAAAATCGGTGAAACCTAAATTGAGTTCCCATATTCCTAAAGAATGTGGGGTGGTACTATTAACAAAGAATATATAGTCTATAAGGCTACCAATAAAATAAATGGAAAAATATATGTAGGAAAAACTTATAATTTTGAGAAGAGAAAGAAAGAACATATCTATGATATTGACAATGACATTCCTTTTCACCGAGCGTTAAAAAAATATGGCATTGATAATTTTGAATGGGAAATTATTGATACAGGTATTGATGATAAAGAAATTATAGAAAAGGAAATTTATTGGATAAAGAAATTAAATAGTTGCATACATTTTCAAAATTCAAATGGATACAATATAACGTTAGGCGGAGATGGAGGAACATCTTGGAACTCACGTCCTGTTTTACAGTTTGATTTAAGCGGAAATTATATTAATGAATATATGAGTTGCGCTCATGCTTCTGCAGAAACCGGTGTGAATGCACATTGCATTAGCCATTGCGCAAACAGGAAAGCAGAGCGTGCAGGACAATTCCAATGGAGATTCAAAGATGAATGCAAGGAAAGCAAAATAGCTCCTTATAAAAAAGCAGATTCTTGCCGCCAGCGTTCAATCATTCAACTAGATCAGGGTGGAAAATATATAGCAACTTTTTCTTCTATTACAGAAGCTAGCATAAAAACCGGGTTATGCAGATCAAATATATCATCTTGTTTGACTCAAAAATCTCATAGATGTGGTGGATTCCAATGGATTTATAAAGAAGATTACGATTCTCGAAAAGATTATAGTTTTAAAGGCATACAGGCAGGAAATGGAATTATTCAGCTGAACGATAACTGGGAAATTATAAATCACTTTCCAAATTGTTCCGAAGCTGCGAGATATCTTGGAGAGCCTACAAAGGTTCATAAGCAGATACATAAAGCTTTAAAGCTAAACAAAAGATGCAGAGGATTTTATTGGAGAAAATATGACGATTATATGAGAACTCAACAAGGCAATACCGAGGTAACTGCATAGATTTCGAAAGGTTATGCAGCACCGTAGAGCGTAGGAGATGAATAAATATAATTCTCCCAAGAGTGCTCGACAACCATAGGGCGTAGAAATACGTCTTATTTTTATGGTTGAAAATGTACGCCGACCTTACGGGAAACCGTAAGAAGTAAGGGATAAAAAACCTTTACGGTAACAATGTGAAATATGCCAGCCAACCAGTTACGTATACTTCGTGCAAACTTAGTATCCTGTGCCAGAGCATTAGGAAATATCTTTATGCCTGTAGTAGCGGCAGTGCTGCCATACATCAATGGTCTTGTAATCGCATTCCAGAGACTTTTGACATACATTGGTTCGCTTCTTGGAGTTGATACCAAAATCGGAAAAATGTTCGGTTCTATCGGTGGTGGAAGTGAAAATCTCTCGAATGCACTTGATTCCATAGACGATTCTGGAATTTCGGACGTAAATGATGCTACAAAAGATACAGACAATAATCTGAAAAATGCAACCAAGAGCGCAAAAAAATTAAAACAGTTCCTCGCATCCTATGATGAACTTGAAATTATGAGCAAAGACGATAGTTCCCTGTCTGACCTTGCAAATTCTAAAATTAAAACGCCAAAAATTGACACATCTGCAATTGATGCAGGAATCCTCAATGATGCCCTTGATAAGCTTTTGAATGAATACCAGAAGAAATGGGATGCCGCCTACAATTCCATGGAAAATAAGGCCATGGCATTCGCAAATAAGGTTACAGACGCATTTAAGAAACTTGCAAAAGCCGCAGAACCTACCACAAAAGCACTGAAAAATCTTTGGAACAATGGATTGAAGCAGCTCAGAGATTTCACATGGACAGCATTAAAAGATTTCTGGAATCATTTTTTAGTTCCGCTTGGCAAGTGGACACTTGGTGAAAAAGGATTACCACGACTAATCAATGCTTTTAATGATTTTCTCATGAAAATTAACTGGGATAAAATCAACGCTTCCCTTGTGCAGTTATGGGATGTATTAGAGCCATTTGCTGAGAATGTCGGAACAGGATTACTTGATTTCTTCGATGATTTTTTCGACAAGGCGGCAGATGGAGTTAATAAACTTCCTGATCTGATTGACAGGTTCAAAGAGTTTATCGCAGCATTCTCACCGAAGCAAGCACAGTCTATCGGATATTTCCTCGGGCAGCTCCTGACAGCTTTTGTAGCATTTAAAGGACTTACATGGTTCGGAAGTATTTTCGGCAAAGATGGAGCGATAGGCAAAGGAATCACCATGTTAGCAACGCATCCATATGCTTCGATAGCAGCAGGATTAGGCCTTACCGTTGCCGCACTTGATAAATTCGGAGTGATTGATGTTGATTGGGAATGGCTATGGGACAAAATAAGTCAGCTAAAAGATACAGTTTCAAACTTTATTAATAATGTCGATTGGAGCTTTTTGGTAAAAACAATCGGTGATGTATGGGATGTTTTCCAACCATTTGCGCAGGGCTTCGGAGATGCCTTTGTTGATTTTTTTGATGTAATGGTAAACGTCATTGGTGCTCCATTAATTAACGGTTTAGCAGTTGCTCTTGAAGCACTTGCAAAAGTTTTGAGTCTGCTTGACGATAAGCAAATAGAAGCGTTGGGATATGCACTTGGAACTTTTCTTGCGATAAAAGGTACACTCAAATTTTCTCAAAAAATAATCGGCGTAGTTAGTTCTATTAGAGCACTCAGGACAATCTTTGGCGGACTGGGAACAGTTCTTTCTACAGCCAGCGGTGCATTACAGACATTCTTTGGCTCTGGACTTGGTTCTACGCTTGCGGCAGGATTCGCAGACAGCATGGTTGTCTTAGGAACTGCAATGGCAGGTTTCAACCTCGGAAAATGGATAAGCGTCAATCTGTTCGGCGGCGAAGATAAAACTTTTGGAGAGTTTCTGGAAGATAACGTATTTGGGTATCAAAAAGGAGATTTTACCGGTGCTATCAACGAATGGATGAAAGATATATTCGGAGTCGGTAATAAACTTACAGAGGATGATTTAAAGGTATTTCAAGAGTATGAAGATGCTATTCTCGGTTTGGTTCACGCAAGCCAGATTTCAGGCGAACAAGCATATCCTTTATTAACATTCCTTTCCGAATTGAAAGATAACGGATATAGCACAGAACAGGCATTATTTGAACTCGAACTTAAACTTAATAATCTTGGGGTTTCATCAGAGGACTTCGAGAATGCGATATCAGGAGTAAATAAACCAGTCAAAGACCTTGGAGATACAGCGGAAACATCCTCTAATCAGTTTTCAAATATGGCTGATCGGATTAACAATGTGTCGTTTGAGGATATCTCAGAACAGCTTACAGGATTCCAGACGCTTATCCAGACCGTTGACTTTGCAACTCTGGTAACAGATACGGCAAACGCAATTGATGAGATGGGCGGCATCTGGGAAAATGGAAAACAGATTCTCGGCGAAAAAGCATTACAGATTTATCAGGAAATTGCAAAGGGATTAGAACCGGATGATAACGGTTACTATACTTTGGCAAACGGACAGATGGTGCAGTTTGGAAAAGGTATTTCTGACTATGAAAGTACTCTGCAAAGCACAATGGATTCAACTCTGCAGGGGGCAATCAACGGCGTTCTGGACAACAATTCTGGTTTTGAATTAGTTACAGAACTCGGAAAGAATCAGATTCTTGCCGTAGGTAGTGGGATTGAGCAGAACGGCAGTAAAGTCACTGAAAAGCTTAACTCAACAATTCAATCATCTGCGAAAGGCGCAGAAGAAACTGCGAAATCAAGCGGCAAAACCCTTGGAAGCAACATTGCAGAGGGATTACAGTCTGGAATTAATGGGAAGAAAGAAAGCACAAAGACTTCGATTCTTGACTTAATGAATAACAGTGTAAAAGCCCCTGCACAGGAAGCAGTAGACTCCCACTCTCCGTCCAGATGGTTCAAGCAGCTTGCAGAATACTGCGGTCAAGGATTCCGAAACGGATTAGAGCCGGGCTTTTCTGCGTCGTTCACATGGTTTGGAAGAATCCGAAGCAGAATCAGCAATTCCATTGGAAACCTGTATAATGTCGGCTGGAACTCTATTATTGGCTTAAACAATGGAATCGTAGGCGCGGCACAACAGCTTTATGCAAATGTGCAAAAAATCGCACAAAATATATCAAATACGTTCCGCAAAGTTCTTAAAATTCATAGCCCGTCGCAGGTAATGATGGAACTCGGTGGATTTACCGTTGAGGGATTCCAACTCGGTATGCAAAATATGCTTCCAAAAGTCGAATCCACCATCAATGATATAAGTGCCGAAGTGCAAAAAATCAATACACCAACCGCAGACATTATCACAAAGAGTGCGTCCTATCAGGAAGTAAAGAGCAGAATGTCAGTTGATACAGATGATTTTGTGGATGATATTCGAAAAGAAATCATGGCAATCAGTAGCAACACGTTCGACAACAACCAGATGATCGGGCAGGCGGTCAAAAGCGCCCTGAACGGCATGGCAATCTATGCAGACGGACATCTGATTGGATATCTGAAAGAAGAAAATCAGCAGTTCAGAAACCGTAATGGCTACGGAATATTTGAAGGGTAGGTGATAGAATGAGTGACTTTATTGCGGGAAGTAGTTTCCAAGGTTATTTTTTAAAGTTCGGGGGAAGTGTTCTCCCGAACAAATTCTTAGCCTACGATGATTATTCCGCAACCCCGAATCAGCGAACAGAGATAGAAGCCTATAGAGACTTGAACAATCTCTTGCATAGGGACACAAGCCCTAATTTGAAGACAAAAATAGACTTCAACACACGACCGATGTGGTTGCCAGATAAAATTGAAATGCAGTCTGTTTTCACGTCAGGCTTAGTCAATAAGGCACAGCGGAAGTACAAAGTTACATACTGGAACGACGAAGAAAACACCTACAAAACAGGCACTTTTTACATGCCTGATATTGAATACAAACCTATCAGAGTCGTAGGAAATAACATTTTGTATAACAAAATCAGAATCGCACTGATCGAATACTAACAGCCAGAGTGCATGGGTGTCACAGCTCATGTGCTCTTTTATTTTATAGACGGGAGGATGATTATGGCAGATACAGTATCTTTTGATAGTTTATTGAATACGACGGCCGGGATGGCTGCCATTGTCAACAATGTGAAACACGATGATGATGTAGTCAGTGTCACAGGCGTTGATTGGTTTACCTATGCGGGCAAGACCGCCAGTACCATATATGTTTCAGGAAACAATTTCATCGGTTTCGGGCAGAACGCTGAACAACTCAAAATCTGGCGCAGGGATGGTGCGATTTATTATGTTTACCGACAGGAAGGAACGCTTACGTCAGGAAAAAGATTTCTCAAAATCAGAGTTGAGGGATATGTGCATCGCTCAAACGCATACTCGTCATATGCGTTGAAATACGAGGTATTCTTAATAGAGGGTCAGACTCTATTTATTAATGTTGTTCAAACACCGACAAACAGTTATTACCCCGGAACATCGTCAATTACCGACGGAAAGACCACAACAAATCTGAATATTTCTGCATCTTCTACGGTGCCGATTTCGATTTTGATAAACAATGCAGGCGTATCTCAGAAGATTTCTTATAAAGAATACTCTGATTTATTAATCACTAGCATAAACGTATCGAAAACGCCAAGTAAGACCATGTATTATCAGGGCGAACTATTTGATAGTACCGGTCTTGAAATATCAGGAACAACAAGCACAGGAGAAACAGCCAGTGTCACAGATTACGAATTATCGGGTTTTGACAGCAGTTCTGTTGGTGAAAAGACAATCACAGTAACCTACAAAACCCATACCGCCACTTTCAAAGTGACTGTATATGACCTCTCAGGAATCCGAATCACGAGTTTTCCGTCAAAAGTTTACTACAAAATCGGAGAATCATTTAACCCATCCGGGCTGACTGTTGCAGAGGTAAGACAGGACGGAACCGAGAAAGAAATTACAGATTATGATATTTCTGGCTTCGATAGTTCCACCGCAGGCTCTAAGACTATCACGGTTTCTTATAATGTGACAGCTAATGGAGTTTCCAAATTTATCGGCTCTGATAGCTTTCAAATTAAAGTCACAAATGATGGAAATAACCCATTTGATGATAGTTCAAGTGGCGGCTCTGGTGATGTTGAAGAAGAAAAAACCGAGCCAATAAAAGTAACAGTACACTGGATTAATGGAGAATTTGCCGACCTTACAAACGAAAATATCGACCAGAATACACTTACTTTGCAGGAGTCTATTTGTTCTGAAAGCTATTTCATTTTCGGCGGCTGTGTCTGTAATCAGATAACGTTTCAGGCTCACCACGATCAGTTTAATGGTACTTCGGAAGAATTTTATCCGTCTGGAAAAATCGAAGTTTACATCGAGAGAAAAGGAACAAAAATCAAAATCTTCACAGGCGAAATCGACAGTGCGGAGCGGAAAGCAAATTCCCTGACACGTAATTTTATCGCATATGATTATCTGTATAAACTACGAAATACTGACATTGCAAGGTGGTACAAAAACCAGACTACTGACAAGAAGAAAAAGCTGACTCAAAAGCAATTCAGAGATAAATTATTTGAGTTTTTAGGGCTTGAACAGGTCAGTACAAAGTTACATTGGGACGACACCTATGTGCCTGATACGAATAACTCAAACGAGATGAACGTAGTAAACATTCTGAAAGATTTATGCTTGCAGAACGACCGCTTTGGATGGATGAACAGGGACGGGAAATTTGAGTATTTAAAGCTTCGCCAGAACAGTTACAGATACGGGCAGACCACCGATAATCAGAACATTTATAAATACTATAACAACGAAGAAGTACATCTTGATACGTTCAAAAGTTTTACCGCAAAAGAGGGCAGAATCTGGTTCCCAAATGTTATATTTTGTGACCCTGACCCAAATAGAGCCTTTGGCTTTACGCAGGGCGACTATACAGCACAAGAAGCGTATGATAACAACGTTTATTACAATAGAAACAGCTTCTTTGTAGGAAATGAAGACTGGCTAAATTACGTTTGGGATGCAGACGAATATGGCGGTATTTCAAGGCTTAAACCAATTATGAAGATTTGCTATGGCGTATTCGTAAATCAAGATTTGCGGAAATATTACCGTGCACAGGGATATACTGCCGAGGTTCAGGGAAACCCACTGAATATGGTTGGACAGGCAGTTGAACTCTACTATAAGAAGCAGATTCAGCACGACGATCAGGAGCCTACAGAACTGCAATGGTACGTTCATTCATACATCATGAGCAGGACACTTAAAATCGGTGCTACAGACATGATTGACACCTATTCTGCTAACAATGCACCGTTTAATAGTAACAGCCAACAGTTAGGAAAATATACTCCTGAGATATCTGGAACGGTCAACCTTACTCGCTCAGAAATGCCGACAATCAGCTATGTGGAATTTACGGACGGTTCGGATTCTGAATTTTCACCGGCAATGATTGACGATTTTACAGACGGTTCTGGTGGTTCTGGAAGCACTTCTGAGCAATTGAAAAAGGCACAATTAAGGTGTGTAAAGCGAATAAAAAAAGCTGATTATGATGCTCTTGTAGCCGCAGGAATCGACCGAACGGATACACTGTATTTCACATTCAAGGAGGAGTAATAGATGATATATAAGGCGTTTTTGAACAGACAGGAAATCACTGGGTTTCCTGTCAAAGGTAAAGAAACAAGTGAGATATGGGGTGGAGATACATTGCTGTGGAAAAAAGAAAAAGCAAGAAAACCATTTACAGTTATTGCGTATCATACAGACGAAAATCCCGTTACAAATGGTAATCAAATCTTTGCACGTTTTATGTTTTCAAACAAGAGGAATTATGGATGGGCTTTTGTAAATTACGAGAGTCCGTATATTAATACAAAAATTGAAGAAGGAGGTGGCGTGGCGGGTGAGTATACCCGAACAATACAAGCATGCGCGGAATGCAATGGGTCTATATGCGCCATCGAAACTAGAGCATATTTTACAACGTATGCAAATAATATTTATTCTCTACATATTACGATACATAGCTTTAAAAATAGTAAAGAAGCATCGAGCACATGCGTAATTAATGCAGAGGAAGGAACTTCTTTTGATGAACCTAAATCAGTATGGCAAAGCGATGGGTATATTTACTATTATATAAAAAACAGGACGAGGACAGGAAAAACGAGAGTTCGCGAAATGGTATTTAAAATCGCCGTTAATGGTACACTTGTAGGAAAATATGAAAAATGGAAAGAAAAAGCAAACGACAAAGACGCGATAGTCATAGCCCCATACCTTAACTTATCAGAAATATCAAGTGGTTCAAATAAATATTTAGTAAATAAGGAAGGACATTTTATCATATATGAATTAAAACAAAACCCTTTTGACATAGTTAATATTATTGATACAAGTGTCATTCCTTTAAGCGAATATAAATATTATATCGGCTTTACAAATAATAAACATATTTTTATGAGTTTTCCTAAAAGAGGAAGTAAAATAGGGAAAATATACGAATTTATAGAAGGAGAATTTATCGAAAAAAGAACAACTAACTTAATTGAATGGTTTGATCGAGTTTGCGTATATAAAAACCATATATATGCAGTGAACGACGAGGATGTTTTAGATTGCGGTGACATAGAAACAGGAAGTGACGATAAAGCAAAAATAGTAGGGAAAATTCCTTATAGTGAAAACATAGAGTTGATATTTGCGCAAAATGGATATATTTACATAATTCATTATTCGGGAAAAGAAACAATTGGGTCAGAAGCATCAACAAAACATTATATGACTATTATCCCATTATAATTCGATTACTTGTGCTACTGTATGCGACTTCCTTATTTTTTTAACCTTATTTTTTTAAATAAAAACCCAAAAACCGAAAATAAGAGCGCATTTTCCATAAAAATCCAAATAAGCCCTTATTCGCCAAAATAACCTCAAAATCTCAGTCCCGACCGTACTAAAATGTAACTATATTAAAGATAAAAAATGAATAATTTGTAAACATAAATTTTACTTGTTTTCAGAATAAATCAATCATCTGAGAAAATAATAAAATTCAGAAATAAATATTCTGTCAACGAGCAATTTTTGTTTACATAATATCTCAATGTAACGTTACAATAACGTTACCAGTAACGCAATGTAACGCAATAGAATAAGAATAAGAAATAGAATAAGAATATAATTAATATATATACAAGATATATATTAATCGTCAAATAAGCGTTATTTGACCCTGACATTCTCAATTCGTTTTAGCCCAAAGCGAACCATTTTTATTAACAACCTTGTATTTGGCTCATACAGTGATTTTATTTGCGATTCGATAAAATCCTCGAATGATATATAAAAATTGATTTTAGGGGCAAATACGGAGCTTGCAAGGCATATTTAACAGAAAGGAGCAACACGATATGACAAACGAACAGAAAACAGTTCTCAGGAAGATTATTTATGCAGTCGAAACCGGTGGACAGATTTACGGGCAACAGGATTATTCCGACTTCACGGAAGCCTATGAGAATAATTCAGATGAACACGCAATCACAATTGGAGCAGGAGCGTGGTACGGAACCGAAGCCAAAACACTTCTGGAACGAATTTACGATGCCGACCCGGAGCAGTGGGAGAAGATAGACAAGGTCAGACTTCTGGAACAAGTTCAGACTGCAAATTGGGAATGTTTTAATATTTCCAGAGTATCACAGCTTGCTGATACCATAGTTGCCCTTATTTCGTCCGATTTGGGCGTTAAATGCCAAGATAGCCTTATGGATGAACAATTAGCCACCTATGCAGATGAAGCCCTTAAACAGGGCGTTACGGATGCTAGAGCGCAAGCTATGTGTGTGAACTTTAGACACCAAGGCGGACAGGGAGCAGTAACGAGGATTCTGGCAAAGACTCAGAAGCCATATACGCTCGATAATCTCTATGCAGCTTGTCAGACGGACACAGGGAATCAAGTCGGGGCATATGAGAGCAGGCAGAGATTTGTTTATGGCGCATTAAAGACATATTTTCCAGAAAGTGAGGAGACAGACATGAACGCAATTGATAAATTAATCCAGATCGCAAAGAATGAAACCGGATATCTTGAAAAGGCAAGTAATAGTCAGCTTGATAGTAAGACAGCAAATGCCGGAGAAAATAATTATACGAAATATTGGCGTGATATTAAGCCGGATTATCAAGGACAGCCATGGTGTGCTGCATTTGTTTCGTGGTGCATGATGAAAGCATTCGGCTTAGACACAGCGAAGAAACTTTTGAAACACTGGCCATACGTTTATTGCCCGACAATGGCGGATTTGTTTACTCTGAACGGCAATCCAAAAGTCGGAGACATTGTTATTTTCTACAGAAACGGAGAATTTACGCATACTGGAATCGTAATAAAAGTGTCAGGAGATCGGTTCTGGACAGTCGAAGGAAATACTTCTGGTGGCTCTACAATTATCGCAAATGGTGGTGGTGTATGCCAGAAAAGTTACTACAACAGCAACCTTCCCGGAACAAAATTCTGCACTCCAAATTACAGTTTAGTTAAAAATACAACGTCAGTTTCAGACTCAGATACAGTCAAAAAACAGAACACTAGAGCCTACATTGCGCAGATTAAAAAAGGCACAAAATGTTATACAAAATCAAACAAAAACAGCCCATCTAAACTGTTCCCAAAACTGAAAAAAGGTGCAGTTGTAGAGGTGATGAAGTACACGGAAACCGACAGTTCAGGGCTGAAATGGTACTTCATCCGCATCCCGCATCCGACAGAAGGGTTTGTTTTTGAATTTGTTCCAAAGGGAACGTTTACCAGAATCACAGAAATTTCTAAATGACAGTTGTAATATGACTTTTATAATGCTATAATAAAATGTGTTTGATATAGTAGTTCGTATTGCAAACCTTTTATTTATTAAGTGTTAACAATGAGAATGACCGCCAATTACTCCTTCCCGGGTTGGCGGTCATTCTTCACTGTCAACTTATGTAATTTTCATATTTTTCTTTGATTTCTTTTGACCCATTCTGTCTTATCTGGACAATGTCCCCAGAATCCATGACGAAATTATCACCTGCCGACTGAATATGATCCATGTTCACCAGATAACTCTGATGGCAACGTAAGAATCGCTTATCAGACAGCTTTTCTTCCAGATCGTTCAGCTTGCAAGTGGTCACGAAACATCGGTTATTTGTAGCGAAAATATGGCAAACTCTTGCCTGACTCTCGACGTACTCAATTTCATCGTATTTGAGCCGGTTTATCTGCCTACGGAATTTGAACGTCAATGTTTCATCCCTCATCTGTGACAGAATCTCGTCAATAGCCCGGTATATTCTGCCGTATTCCTTGCCCTTGACCGCATACTGCATAGCGCCGACGTCAAACGCTTCTTGCAGATGAGAATCGTCGGCTGTCCAGAATATAATCTTTCCATCATATCCAATATCCCGGAGCCGGTTCGCAATCTCCAAACCGTTCTCATTTTCCAGAATCATATCCAGTACAATTACATCGTACCATTTACCCTCTTTCACATCTTCAACAAGCGGATAACCTGCCGAATACTCGCTAATTTCATACCGGTAATCTCCTTTGCGCCGCAAGAATCCCGATATGTGCTCTTTAAACAAGTCAACTTCAAGCTGATTATCGTCACATATGGCTATTCTCATATGCGCGCCCTCCTTTCGTAGTCTCAATTTTGCCAAAATACGCAATGATTTTGACAGCACACACATTTTTCTTCCTGTTCGTGGTATTATTGTCCCACAAACAAAGTGTAGCACTTAAAATTGTTAGTGTAAAGCGCTAAAGTTTGACATAATTCGCAAAATATGGTTTCTGTGTCCGGGAGGATGTGTGGATAGAGAGACTGCCTGCGAGAACGACAGGCAAAAGAAAGAGGGGCGGTTGCCCCTCTTGTTTATTTCGCTAAATACAAAACTGAAACAGTATCTATTTTTACGCACATTCCATTCTCTAACGGTAGATTCCCAATTTCACTGGAATACAAAGAATTAATGCTTTCTAAGTCAGAATCAAGACTTTCTTTATATTTTTTTGAAGCGACATGGTATTCTTCTGAATGTTCGTAATCATCATTCTTATAATCATCGTAGCTGTCATATACGCTGATAATTCCTGCTCCGTCGGTTATTGAAAAGGTGTACTTTCCGGCAGGAATATCTTCGCCAATAATATAAACACCTGGATTTAGCCTGCCGGTATTATCAAGAGAATCGTTTTCCTGAGAATTAGAATTTTCGCTTTCCACGTCTTTTAAAACAGCTTCTTTTAATTTAGTTCCGTCTGAAAGACGCGTGATTGATAGCGAATCATCCCAAATTGAGCAAGCCAGAGTATCATTTTTGAAATTCCAAACGTTTGTTAGAACTACTCCATCATAACCGCTCTTATAGAAATCATCGGTAACATAATCATAATCATACCAATCCTGCTGAGATGCTTCCGACAATACACTGGAAACCTTTGAAGCAAATGTGCCAACTTCATCATCTGGCACGTTCTCACTTATAACGATGCTTAGATGCAAGGATTTAGTGTTTTTGTCAATCACACATTCAGATGCTTCGACAAACCCATCTTCACCATTGATCTTATTAAGCATTTCATTAATGTTGTCAAAGGAAGTAGCACTGGCATTGACAGGCGAAATGCATAAAAAAGCACACATCGTTATAATTCCGCAAACTCTCTTTTTCATAAAACCCTCTTTTCTGCTAAAGAAATCTCATATACTGCACTGCAATAAAAACTACTTCAATAATTCCGACAATAATTCCGAACCATGAGCCAATATGCCTATATTCCTCTTTCTTTGTGCCAATATCTACTAATCCTACAATTGCTCCTGCCAGAGCCAGTGGAAACGACAGGATAATTGGCAATGGAAGAATGAATGCCACACCTGCCAGAATACAGGAAATGACGCTCAGGGTTGAATCTTTCTTCTTTTCGCCTTTGCTCATACAATCCCCTCCCTTGTTAAAATTTTATAATATTATACCACCTCATACAAACTGTGCATAGTAAAATATTAAAAAAGTAGATTATTTTTGTAGAAAAACTCCATGATTTTACACTTCCCGGAAAAATCACACAAGTTTGTGCTATAATGCGTGATATATTTTTAGAAAGAGTTGGTAATAATGAAGAAGAACAGATACAGGATAGTCGTACTCATCCTGATATTTTACGAAATATTCTGTGCGGTGCATATACCGTCACATGATATAGCAGAACGGCACCGCAGAGATGTGCAGATCACAAAGGAAGTTACGGAACAAATTTGTTCCGCCCAGATGCAGGAGTTGAACGAGATCAAAGAAATTTGCAATGTCAGATGTTATATTTGTGAAAGCGCAATTTTCTTTGGAATTGAGAAGTTTGCCTACGAAATAACAAAAGTCCATGTGTATATTTGGCAGTTGCCAAGGGGAAATATCGGGGGTATAATGATGAAAACGAACTAATGTTCGGTTCTATTTCCCACAAGCCGGGCATATACTGTAATGTAGGTGGTAGTTGTGACAGGGAGGGCTATTTATGGATTATAAAGAGAAAATAATGGCTTTATTAGAAAAGGTTAAAACAGAAGAAACATTAAAACGGGTATATAAACTGTTAGAATATTTGTATTTAAAAGAAAAGTAAAAATAAAAGCCCCTGCGTTTACAGGGGCAAATTTGTTATTCTGTTTTTAAATCATCTGGAGAAGCCGAAAAATAATATTCGAACTTAGAACTATCATATTTTGGTCCTATCATTTCATTGATTTTGTCTGCAATGGCAGTTCCCATTTCTTCTCCAAATTCCGAATCCTCTACTTTAGTTTTCTTATACTCCGTAAAGATGTTACCCCACCAATATATATTTGGCTTTTGGACTATCCCTTAAAAACGCGCCCGCATTTTTTGCATTGATATTTAGTAGAAAAGAAGCCCCTGCTAATTATCTGCACATTGGCGCTCCGACAAGTGATTGCCGGGCATTTTATTTTTCTGGTAATTTTGTCGATAGTTTTTCTTTTTCTCATTTAAGTCCTCCTTGGTGATTTTTTATATATTATAATACACAAAGGACTGATAGTATAGTTAAAACGCAAAAAAAGACTGGGATTTTTACCCCCAGTCCTTTTTTATTAGTTGCTTTCTAATTCGGTCAAAATTTCTTCAAGCTGTTTCCAATGCTCTTCACTAAGCTTTGCGAATTTAACAAGGATTTTTTTTGCAAATTCATTATCCCCGGTCATTACCGAATCTACGATAGCCTGCGCATCGCCATCGTCGTCCATAAACATGTTACCGTCGCCGCTCACAAGCCAGTCATAAGAAACCTTATAAGTAGTACAGATCAATTTTAGAAAATCGTCATCTGGAACTGTTCTTCCAAGTTCTATATTTTCAATTTTACCACGGCTTTTTAAACCGAGTTTTTTTGCAAAGTCTTCTCTTGAAAGTCCTAAGTATTTTCGCAGCTCTTTCAACCGCTCGCCCATTTACCCACCTCCTTTCTTTATTTTATGGTAACAGTATAACATTTTTAAAATACGTTGTCAACGTAAAAATATTTAAAAACACGTTGACAATGCGTTATAGATGTGATATTATACGTTCATAACGTAAGAGAGGTGGAGGTGAACAAATGTCAGAAGAAAAGAGACAGCTTATCAGAGATGTAACAACACGAATCAATAAGCTTCCGGCAGATAAGCAACACTACATTTTGGGATACATGAATGGCGTTGCTGATACTGTTGAGAGTGATACTCAGAAAGAAGAAGCAACAATTAGAGATAGTAATTAGAGAGGAGACGATATTACGGAACAGTTAATACCTATTAATTACAGTAGTGAACAACCTACTGTATCAGCCAGAGAGCTGTATGCAGGGCTTGAAATTACAGACAGATTTTCGAGATGGTTTGAAAGAATGTCTGCATATGGTTTCACTGAGGGAAGCGATTTTACAAGCGTGAAAAGTTCCACACTTGTAAATAACGGAGCAGAAAGAGAAATTTCTGATTATCAAGTTTCTATAGACATGGCAAAACAGATTTGCATGATTCAGCGGTCAGAAAAAGGCAGACAATACCGACAGTATTTCATAGACCTCGAAAAAGCATGGAACACGCCAGAACAAATTTTTGCTAGAGCATTGAAGATGGCAGACCAGACCATTGCGAAGTTGAAAGATACAAATAAGTCTCTTGTGGAGAAAATCGAAGCTGACAGACCAAAGACAATCTTCGCAGATGCGGTATCTGCAATCCACACATCAATTCTTATCGGAGACTTGGCGAAACTTATCTGCCAGAATGGATACCAGATAGGACAGAAACGATTATTCCAGTGGATGAGAGACAATGGTTACCTGATGGTTTCTGGAAGTTCACGAAATATGCCGAAGCAGAAATACGTTGAGCAGGGATTATTTGAAATCAAAGAATCCAATGTCCAGAATCCAGATGGTTCGGTCAGAATCACACGCACGACAAAAGTTAGCGGAAAGGGACAGTTGTATTTCGTGAATAAGTTTCTGGGGCAGGAGGTTGCAGGATGAATAAAAAAGAACTTGATGAATTTAAGAACATGACATTAGAGGAGAAGAAAAATAAGATTATCGAAATAATTCGTAAGATTCCAGACGAATCTCCAATTCATAAGGTGTTGTACGAATTTGTAAAAGAGGTAACGCGTACATGAGTCAAAACAAAGAGAGGGGATGATCTAAATGAAGATTGCCGATGAAACAATTATCAAGTTTAAAAACGGAGAAACGTTGCGTGTCCCGGCAGAGGTGTATGAAAAAATTAATTTCGACAAACAGTCAATTGTTGAATACGAATGGAATGAAAACGGAATTAATAATAAAATTCAGTTTTCCCTTAAGGATGTGCTCTATATTGGAAGAACAACAAAGAGCACATCCGTGGAAAAGTCTAACGATTAAAAGTAGCGCCGAGATGGAGAACAATTATTTACTTTCTCTTTATCCAGTTCATTGAGAAAGTAATCTTCATCATGGGAATCCAGAAGATCAGCAAATTCTGCGCGGTATTTGAAGTATCTCTGGCAGATATGAGAGTTGTCCAGGCTTCCCGGTAATTCAGCGCATAACTTAGCAACAGCCAAATCATGAGCGATTTGTAACTTATCCATAAAAACACCTCCTTTCATAATGAGAGTATACCACATAAAAAAACGGAGGGATATAAAAATGGCAAAAGCATTAATCTTGTCAGCTCTGATTGGCGGTATGTCACCGTACTTGCCGTTCTGGAGATTTGACAGTGCATCACAGCCGGTTGCAGTAGCAATCGCAATGTTTATCTTATCATTCGTGGTTATTTACCCGGATGAAATTAAAAGAATCGGAGGAAAAGAGAGATGATTGAGACAAAAATGGGAGAAATCACACTTAAGGGCAGCAAAGCAGAATTAATAGCTGACTTAGCTGTTATCGTTCGCGGGCTCAAAGAAGCTTTCATGGAAGACGGTGAAGAAACAGAGGAATCTGTGAAGTAGGAGATTGACGAAGCGGTCAAAATCGGACTGATGAACGAAGAAGAATTTAAAACTATTCAAAAAGAAAAAATCAAAGAAGTTGTAAAAACATTATTTGATGATTTACTTGGAGGGCTTTTCGATGAAGATAAATGAATTTGATAAGACCGTAGATGAACTGTACCAGTTGTGCAGGAGAGTTCAGAAAGAAACCGGCAGAACGGTAGCGTTTCATTTTGCAAACTACAAGATCGGATGCAGCTTGCACATCAACATATATAAGAAAGAATCATTAAGAGAGTTTGATATGTACAGCATTGTAGAGGGCGGTTGTCAGCAGGGAGAAAATGTGAAGAAAGTAACTGACCATTTGAACAAAATTTTGATGGACAACAAATGCCCATATTGTGAGGGAGATTGCAATGAAGAAAGAAAATAAGATGGATTTCAGAGCAGAGACCGTAGCCGAGGAATACGCCGAGCTTGTCGGTAGGATGAAAGCGTTTGAAGCGTATCTCAGAACAGAGGAAAGCGCATTAGTTGAGAAGAAAGTGTGCTTCGCAATGCTGGGCCTCTGCACCAAAGAAAGCGAATAAAAGTTGGCTCCACAGGTACCGACATACCACATGGAGCCACGTATCTAACTTAATTTGGCTAAGTTAAATACAGGACAAGTATAACACACCTTCCTGTATTTATCAAATAAATAATTAGGAGGGCATTTTTATGTCTAAAACACACACATCCAACGAACAGAAACCACTTGCAAGCGAGATTATTTGTGATCTGGAAGCGGAAAACGCAAAACTCGAAGCGAGAAACAAGAAACTCAGTAACATTGTTTTGAAGCAGGCAGCAGTTCTTGTGGAGACATTATTGCTGTTGAATGAAGAAGGTGATTTAGGAAATGAAGATGCGAGATGAGAACCAGGTTCTTTTATCTGGTGACATTCTGGCAGGGTTCGTATTCTCACATGAAGAATACGGTGGAACCAAGATGTACGAGGGAAGAATGACAATATTCAGAAAGAGTACATCTTACGACATTCTTCCGATTATTGTGCCGGAACATATGATTTCAAAGGAAACGGAGCTGATTGCCAGTGTATATGGTGAAATGCGAAGCCGTACAGTCCGGGAAGATGGTAAGAAAAGCCTTACAGCATATGTAAGAGCAATGGACATTCAGTACCTTGAAAGACTGGAAGAACACGATGCAAACGAAGTTTATCTGACTGGATATCTGATTAAAAAGCCAACAATAAAGATGATTGGCGCAAGCAATGACAGGAAGTTGGCAAGAATACTTCTGGCGGTAAACAGAAAGAAGAAAGCCGGATATACCAGATCAGACGCAATCAGTTGTTTATGCTGGGAAGAAAACGCAGATGCCGTAGAAAATCTGAAAAAGGGGACAAAAATCAAACTCTGTGGAAGATTCCAAAGCCGGGAACTGTGGTCTGATCAGAGTCAATCATGGGTGACAGCGTTGGAGGTATCAGTAAAAAGATTGGAGATTTTGTAATATGAAGAAAATCGAAGTAAGAGAAATTAGATTGACCGATTTTAAAGGTCAACAAGAGAAGAAAGTAGAGTTCGGACACAGAGCAATCGTTTCCGGGAAGAACGGGTGTGGGAAAACCACACTGGCAGATGCCTTTATGTGGGTGTTCTGTGACAAGGACTACAGTTTAAAGAGCAACCCGGATATCAGACCCGATGATGGCAGAGAATGCCTGCCAAGAGTTGATATTGACCTTGTAATTGATGGGAAGCCGGTAAGCGTAGCAAAGTTCCAGAAGCGCACAGAAAGTAAGCCAAAGGACGGAAAGCCGGGCAAGGTTGCATTATCAAACAAGTACGAAATCAACGGCGTTCCGAAAGCCGAAAGAGACTTTAAAGCCGATTTAAAAGAGAGAGGATTTGATTTTGATAATTTCCTTATGTTATCCCACATGGAAATCTTCACAGATCTGAAAGATGCAGATGCCAGAAAAATTCTGTTTTCCATGTCAGACGGTGCCGGGAAATCAGATTTAGAGATTGCCAAGACGGTTCCAGACTGTGCCGAGTTGGTACCGCTTCTGGAAACTTATAAGGCAGACGAAATCAAAGCCATGAACAGCGCAACGCTGAAAAAGGCAGAAGAACAGTTGAAAGCCATTCCAAACCAGATTATCGGCATGGAGCAGTCAAAGGTTGACACTGATGTTGCCGAATTGGAATTGCAGAAGAATGTCTTACATGAGCAAATTGCTGACATTGAAAAGCAGATTGCGCAGTCGGGAAACGAGAAAGCCGGAGAGATTAAAGCAGAACTGGCAGGGTTAAGCACCAAACTGTTAGAGATAGTGTCAAAAGCTAAAGCAGACTTGTTAGAACAGAAATCATCGGTTTGCAATAAAGTTAGCACTCTTGAATTAGACAGGAATATCAAAACATCAGAGCTGAACAGAAAGACTTCCACATTGGAGAGCCTGAGAGCACAGAAAAAAGAGCTTCTTGAAAAATTGCAGAACGCCAGAACGCAATATCCAAAAATCAAAGATGCAGAATGGGACAGCTCAACTTTGGAAAGCATTGAATCCGAGACATTCAAGGATGCGGATACCATTTGCCCGACTTGCGGTCAGAATCTTCCGCCAGAGCAGATTGAGCAATTAAAGAGCAGATTCGAGCAGAAGAAGCAGGAAAGAATCAATCAGCAGTTAAAAGCCGAGGAAGAATGGGAACAGGACAAGAAACGCAAACTTGATGAAGTTATTCAGATTGGAAACAAAGCGTCTGTCGATACGAAAGAAGCGCATAAGCAGGAAGAAACTCTCATATCTGAGATTTCCAAACTGACAGATGAATTAGAACAGATCAAAACTTCTCTGGACGCAGAAAATAAGAATCTGGAAGCTATACCGAAAGAGCCAGATTTCTCAGAAAACGCTGAATATCAGCAGATTCTTACATCAATCAAAGAGAAAAAGCAGGTGCTTAATTCTCTGGACGATGGCGAAGAAGCAAAGAAACAGCTTTCAGAACAGTTATCCGGCAAGAAACAGGAACTGGCAGCAGTTAATCAGAAAATCGGAGAAGCCAACAATAATGTTCATATCGACGAGCAGATCGAGAAGCTTCAGGAAAGTCAGAAACAGTACGCACAGAGCAAAGCTGATGCACAGATGATTCTGGACGAGCTGAAATCACTGAGTATGGCAAAGAATACAGCCCTTGAAGATGCGGTAAACCAGTATTTTGACGGTGTTAAGGTGAAGTTATTTGATACGCAGAAAAATGGTGAAGTCGTAGACGCTTGCATCTGGTACGTGCAGGACAAGGACGGTGACTGGAAGAAACTGATCGGGAACGCCAATACAGCCCTGATGATGAAAGGAAAAATTGCCATCATGGACGGTTTGCAGAAGTTTTACGATGTAAGTTATCCGATATTCGTAGACTGTGCGGCAGAACTGGATAATAGCAGTCTGGCAGGAATTAAGGCAGATGCACAGTTGATATTCTTGAAAGTTGCTGAGGGAGATATGACGGTAACGGAGATTTGAGAAAAGCGGAACAGCTAGGAACTTGTTTGGCGACAGCCTAGCTGATCCACACAAAATATAGAGCAAACTATATTTGCTAATAGCATAACAGATAATTTTAGCTTAATCAAGCTACAGGTGATTTTGCACCTGAAAAGTGAGGAACGTGTTCACTCACTAGAATCCATGTAAATTTAATATTTGAGGTTTGACAAACCTATGAATTTACATGGGTACAAAAATGCCATTCTTTTTTATCGCTAAACTCCGGTGGTTTGAAATCTCACAAAATTGCACAGGTACGGAACGATGCAATCACGCAAATAGCGTGTTAGCAAATATATAAAAAATAAAGAAAAGGAGAATTGTTATGGCAAATAAAACACAGTTAGCAACAGCAGGAGAACAGCAGGCGGCAATCGTAATCAACAACTCATTCATTGATGGATTGGTTAAGCAGCTTGAAGAAAAATGCAAATACGGTCTTTCATTCCCAAAAGACTACAACCTCAGCAATGCACTCATGGGGGCATATCTGACTCTGAAAGAAACAAAAGACAGAAATAATAAGCCGGTTCTGGAATCTTGTACACCCACAAGCATTGCAAATAGCCTTATGAACATGGCAACACTTGGACTTTCAGTTCAGAAAAAACAGGGTTATTTCATTGCCTATTCCGGTCAGTGCCAGTTCCAGAGGTCTTACTTCGGAAACATTACAATCGCCAGAAGATATGGTATGAAAGATATCCATGCCGAGATCATCTACGATGGTGATAAGTTCAAATATCATATCGAAGATGGAAACAAGGTTCTGGATTCTCATGGACAGGATTTTATGAATATTGATAACGATAAGATTCTTGGGGCATATGCAGTGGTTCTGATGGAAGATGGAACAAAACATCTGGAAGTAATGAACATAAAGCAGATCAAACAGTCTTGGTCACAGGGATATGGTTACAAGGAAAACGGCAATGGAACACACCAGAAATTTACTGACCAGATGGCAAAGAAAACAGTTATCAATCGTGCATTAAAGCAGATTATCAATAGTCATGGTGATATTTTTATTCAGGAAGTCGAGGAAGCTACAGAAGAAATTCCAAAGCAGGACATTATTGAACATGAAGTCGCTTATGAAATCGAGCAGAACGCCAATGCAGAAGAATTTATCCTAGACGAACCGGCAGCAATCGAAGAACAACCCAAACAGCCGACAGTCGTAGAAGTCGTAAAGACTGCCGAGAAAGAACCAATTCCGGCAGCAGACAAACAGGAAACAGAGATTCCAGATTTTATGAAGCCAGAAGAGATGTGATCGCATATGATGCACTTCGACTGTATCAATTTTGATCGGTGCGACTCAGGAAAATTTGGGAAATATATGGCTTGTATCGGGCGGTGTGAAAACTGCCCGTACTATGAGCCAATAAAAGATTATTTTACGAAACGAGGTGAGAACTATGAGGATTATATCGCAGGATGGAAAAATCAATCTTCCGTATGACCTGACAGCTATTATTGTGTCTGAAAATCATATTCAGGCGGTGTTTTCGGGCGATACGCGGAAAATCCCGTATTTGATGGCAAGCTATTCATCAAAGAAGAGTTGCGTAGATGTAATGTCAATGCTGAATGATGCAAGTCTTGGAATACATGCTAAAAGCCTTGTGGGAGATGTTACTAAAATTGGAATGAATGAAGTTATATTTAGATTTCCAGAGGATGATGAAGTATGAAGATATTAAAATCGGAAATAGATTGGGATAAAACAATAAATATTCAAATGACTTTGAAAGAATTTAAACTGCTCCAGGATTGCCTGTTTTCAGTTTCTTATGCAGAATTAGAAAAACTTCAAGAAAAAATCCCATATTCTTATGATGATATGCAGGAAACAATTAAACAGTCAAAAACAATATTAGAACAGTTATTTTGTAAATAAGGAAAGTGAGGTGATTCAAAATGTTCATGCGAGTAATAAATACAGGTAGCCAGCCGGGAAACTGCTATGCGCTTAAATCTGAATCTGGCGAAATCTTACTTCTGGATTGCGGATGCAGATATTCAGAGATTCTAAAAGGAATTTCATACAGGATATCAGAAGTTTCGGGTTGTCTACTGACACATGGACACGGAGATCACCTGAAATCGTTTCAGAATCTAATGCAGTCCGGCATTCAGATTTACACCAATGACGAGACAGTTGAGAGTGTAAACGTAATCTCTGGTGAGCTGATGATTGGATTACCAGAGAAGAAATCAAAGGACATAGGTTCGTTCCGGGCAACGCCTTTCTACGTCCCACACGACAAGACACCAAACTTTGCATACCTGATATCACACGAAGAATGTGGACGACTGATATATGCGACAGACTTCTCATATTTGCCGTTCACATTCAAGAACATGAGAATAAATCACTTCCTTATAGAATGTAATCATCTTGATGAATCGCCGGAGCAGGATTCATTCAAGTTTGAACACTCCATCCGGGGACACAGCAGCTTATCTACTGTAAAAGAGATTATCCGAGTGAACAAGACCGCTTCGCTCAGAACCATAACGCTGTGTCACCTGTCAGAGGGATGGGGAAATCCGGAAGTGATGCAGAAAGAAATACAGGACGTTGCCGGAGATGATGTTCTGGTGCAGATCGCAAGACCGGGACTGGATATTGATTTGAATTTATGCCCGTTTTGAAAGGAGAAAAAATGGAAAATAGATGGATTCCAGTAAGTGAGAAAATGCCAAAAGAAAGAGATTCCATATTTGCAAAGTTTAAAGGGACAAGTAAATGGAAAGAAGCAATGTTCGAGAAAATTTCCGAAGATGTTTTGGTTACAATTTTGTTTAAGCAGAGTTTGTTTGTTCAAAGCGCGCATACAGTAGATGGTAAATGGAAGAATGATTTATTAAAACTGGGCGGGAAAGTAGTGGCATGGATGCCGTACCCAGAGCCATATAAGGAGAATTAAATATGGTATCAGCAAATTTAAAAGACTGGAAAGAAGTCACCAAAGGCATTTATAGATATGTGATCTCTGCAAATGCTGCATACGAAATCCATATTAATTATTGGAATATGGAAACAGATATTCTGGCCGCAGACGCAAGTCTATATATTGTCGGGGATTGGCACTCAAATGATGGTAAAAATACCAGAGAAAGAGAATGTTTGCTTGAGTCAGGACCGGTTATGGCTTGCCTTGGTGAGGCTGTAGAGGATGATAGAGAGAATAACAGTTAAATAAAAAAGCACCGACTATTTATCGGCACTTTTTACAAAATCTTGGAGAACAGTAATGACCAGATTGTTAAAACTCCTGTTCTCCTGCTTGGCAATCTGCTCAAGCTGTTCTTTAAGCTGTATCGGGAACGTGATGTTAGTTCTGGTCTTATCAGACTTGACGGTCATGTGAAATCCCTCCCTTGTTTTTAGAACATTGTAGCATTTTTGCCTGTCGGTGTCAATCAGGTACCAAAGTGGTATCATTTTTGTCTTGCAATGCAGGTATCAAAGTGGTATCATAATGGTATCAAAGACGCACCGAAAATGAATCGAGGTGATAAGTCTTTGAATAGTAACTATAAAAATTTTGTAAAAGCTAAGGCGATTGAAGCCGAGAACCGAAAGAGATGGCTCAAGCTCAATCCAAATTTGAATGATAATTCGGGAGTCTATATTTTACGCAGAGTTGATGAAGACGGATTCAAGTTTGGGTATGCAGGGCAGGCAAAACATATACTCACCAGATTGTGCCAGCACAGTGCAGGACATCAGCAACACATTGATTTGAGCCTTAAGAAACATGGCTTATATTCAGAAAACAATCCCTACGGATGGACAGTGATCTGTGAGAATTTTTCCGAAGCTAGCCTTGATAGAGCCGAACAGTTTTACATCAAATGGCTTGCAGATCAGGGATATCAGCTTAGAAATAAGACTGGTGGCTCTCAGGGAGCAGGAAAGAAACAGATTGATGAGTACAGACCGGCAAAAGGTTATTACGATGGTTTGAAGCAGGGCAAAAAATCCCTCGCCAGAGAACTTTCATACATCATAGATACACACTTGCAAGTTTCACTGAAACCAGAGAAGCAGAATAATAAAGTATCAATCCGGGCTTTTGAAAGGTTTCAGAACTTGATTGATGAGAAAACGTACGAATAAAAAATGAAAGGAGCTTGCCTTCATGTGACGTAAGGGTGCACCGGGCTTCTTTGAAATATGAAATTAAAATGTGAAATATACAGAGACTCAATGCAAAAATACAAGAAATATGCAATTCCAAGAGCACAGCTCGTTATAGCTGATGTTCCGTATAATGTAGCGAATAATTTTTACGGGAGCAACCCTATGTGGTATGTAGGGGGGGGATAATAAAAATGGTGAAAGTAAACTAGCAGGAAAAGCTGCCTTTAATTCAGATTTTAATTTTAACTTATATGAATACTTTCACTTTTGTTCAAGAATGTTAAAAAAAGAAGATACAACACCTGTGCCAAGAGGAAGAAGTAGCAATTCTCCATGCATGATTGTATTTTGCTCGTTTGAACAAACACAAACATTGATTAAAGCTGCTGAAAAACATGGTTTTGTACATTATATCCCACTTGTTTTCATAAAAAATTACAGCCCTCAAGTATTAAAAGCAAATATGCGTGTGGTTGGAGCTACGGAATACGCATTATTGTTTTACAGAGACAGGCTTCCTAAGTTTAGGAACGGCGTTCAGACTGACGAAAATGGAAAAACAATCAGAGGTACAGGGCACATGGTTTTTAACTGGTTCGATTGGGAGAAAGATGGAAAAGATATTCCTAAAATTCATCCGGCACAAAAGCCAGTCAAACTTTTAAAAAGATTGATTGAAACGTTTACCGATCCCGGAGATGTAGTAATAGACCCATGTTGCGGAAGTGGGACAACGTTAAGAGCTGCACATGAAATAGGAAGAAATGCTTTCGGCTTTGAAATTGATAGAAATTTCTTTAAGAGAGCAAAAGAAGAAATGCTTGTTTTTGAGGAAAACAGTCAGATAAGCATAGAAGATTTTTTGTAAAGGAATCGTGAATATGGACGCATTACGACATCAAAAACACATGCAATGGATGCAGAACCGAAAGGATATTTATTATTTCATCCGTAAATACGCAATGTCTCACAAAGGGACTCCAACAACCAAGAAGATATCTGAGGAACTAGATATCAGCATGAGTGCCGTTCAGAGGCATCTAAGGCAGTTTGAGGACGATGGATTGATCGTATTTCACGGAACTGGTTCGCACAGGACATACGAACTGATAGGAGTAAAGAAACATGAAACTGTATGACGTATACGACGGTTCAAAATATATCGGGGAGCTGACGCTTGCTGAAATATCAAAATTGACAGGAAAGACAAGAAGCCAGATATCGCAGGCAATCAGCGGGGTATATGACATTAACGGAAGATATGCGGTCATATATGATGGACAGCAAACAATCGCATACTCAAACAAGAATGATCGTAGGATGTTAATGGAATTTGACATTCTGACTCAGAAAATAAGGAGGACTGTTGGATGGGAAAACTAAAAAAAGAGTGGAGGTCTAACACAATGAATAAAATGCGTGAATATGAGCGAGGCAGGGAGGACGGGCTTGACCTTGCCAGACGAATTGTCAAACAGGGCGGGATTGAAGCCCTCGAACAGGAATGCAAGTTCCGGGGTGCGACCGGGATACATACCTCTCTGGCAGTAAAAGACCTTGATAAAGCGTCAGAAAAGATAAAAGAGGTTATAGCGGATTCATTTGTAATATTGTCAATCGCCGTTCTGCATGATGATTTCGGTTTTGGCGAGAAACGCTGTCAGAGATTTAGAAATGGACTTGACCGGGCTGCTGATTATATCAATGACGGTCTGGCAGAATGGATTGATTATGTAGACGCTATTAAAGAAGAGTTAGGGATTGTATTAAAGAATCCCGGAGAATAACGGACAGGTAGCATTTGGATAAATTAATCATGGAAGACTGCACAATAGCGTGCCAGTTACTTACATGGGGAAAGTGAGGATGGAAATGAAAAATAATAATTACACTTCATTTTTCAAAATGAAGCCAAAGAAAGTAGAAAGATACATTCGTTGCAGAAAATGTGGTGGAAACATGGAATGGAGCATGGACTTTACACCACAAATCAAATGCCCGAAGTGCGGATATACTGTATATCCAAAACCTTATGAGCCAGATTGTATCAAACTGCCAGAAACATTGGAAGAATATTTTGAATTATATGAGAAAGTGAGGATGAAAAATGTTAATCAGAAGTCAGAATAAGGAAGTTTTAGTTGCATTTGAATTTTTACCCGATATCGAAGTTTCGGGTGGAGTAATAAGCGCAAGAAGAGATATGGGATGGTGTTGCTTGCTCGGAGAATATTCCACCAAAGCAAAAGCCATGAAAGTACTGGATATGATTCAGGAAGCCTATGCGGACACAGAGTTAGTTCCAATGACAGTTCCGAATATTGGAAAGACGTTCGCAGAAGCACCACCATCGAAAGAAAATGAACTTTTGGCTGAAACTATTGAAAAAGCACTTATGAATAAAATGGTCTTTCAGATGCCAGAAGATTCGGAGGTGGAAGTATGAGCGATGTAATGGAACTTATTCAGAATGAAGACGGCACATTTAGTACATACGATGATACCTATGACATTGTAATACACTGCGAGACAGAAGAGGAACAGAAGAAAGTTATTGAGCGTTTGTCTGCTGACTGGATTCCTGCCAGTGAGAGACTACCGAAAGCAAGCGGAACATATCAAGTGACTTGCATGGACGGAAGAATATATCGTTCAACCTATGCGAAATTCCAGTGCAAGTTGAAACGATGGGAATTAACTGGTGCTAGGTCGTATTGGAAGGTCATAGCCTGGATGCCACTTCCGAATCCATATAAGGAGGGCTAAATGGGATATTGCAAATTAGAATGCCCGAACGGTGAAACTGAGTGTTGCATCTGCTGTGAGAAACAAGACGATTGCGATAGCCGGTGCGACATGATGGATAGTTATGAATATGCGGAGGAGTGCGAAGATTATGTAAAGGAGGATGAGAGATGAGCAGACTGATTGATGCAGACGATTTAATTGAATATATTAAAATCTGGGAAATTGGAAATAGTATTAGTTCCGACCAAAAAGAGTTTATTGACTGTATTAATAGACAACCAACAGTTTTTGATGTAGATGAAGTTGTAAGACAAATCAAAGATATAAAAGATAAGGAATACACAGCTTGTTTAGGGCCAGAATGCGGATATTGCAGATATCTTAGTACTTGCTCATATGGAGGCAAAGTAGATAAACTTGCTTTAGAAAGGGCAATCGAAATCGTGAAAGGTGGTGGTGTTGAATGAATAAAGTATCAGGTGAAATTTTAGAAGAATTAAGAGATAGCATGGTAGGAAGAAGATATAGACATTTCAAAGGAAGAATCTATATCGTTACTGATCTTGCAGTGAATACAGAATCAGATGAAATCATGGTGATTTACAAGTGCTTTGCAGACCCACTTGTAACATGGTGCAGACCGTTAAGCATGTTTACGAGTGATGTGGATAGAATCAAATATCCAAATGTAAAGCAGAAGAAAAGATTCGAACCACTTTCTGAACAGAAGGAGTAGAACGTATGAGAGAAATTTTTTTCAAGGCAAAGCGGAAAGACAATGGTAAATGGGTTGAGGGATATTATCAGAAAAAATATGACCTTTTAGGCAACGAAGAACATTTAATCTTCCACGCTGATAGTTATAAAGTGTGGGAATATGCGGAAATTGTTCCTGAAACCCTCTGTCAGTTCACGGGGCTTTGCGACAAGAACGGGAAGAAAATTTGGGAAAATGACATTATCAAATATCATTTCCGAGAAATCTATGCTCCAATCAAATATGGATGTTATCAAAATTGTTTTGATTCTCAAAAAGCAGAACATATCGGATTCTATGTAGACTGGACGGACGACAAATGCCTTAGAAAGGATTTAGGGTATTGGATTGACATGGTATACGCTATGCCAGTTGGCAACATTTTCGAAAATAAAGAATTATTACAGGAGGAACATAAATGAGCAGCGCAAGCATAAGAATCGGAACAAAAGCATATGTATGTGCAAGATATTTTCTCAGACCGGGAAAGTGTTTTAAATACATCGACCAGCGCGGCGAGGATGTCACAGAACACGTCTATGAGGTCATGGCGTTATATCCGTACTGTGTTCTGTTAAGAGATACTAGAAATGGGGGTCAGGACTTGCCCGGGATATAATACTTTAAGCCTGATGCTGAGAGGAAGTGAAGTGAATGAGTAAATCAATAGTAGTGGTGGATACACCAGAAACTTGTGTAGATTGTATATTTTGTCAAGAATACGGTATAGGAAGTAAAAAATATGCATATTGCTATGTAACAAATGGCGATAGTGAAAATGACATGAAACTAATTGACTGTATATACGGATATTGTCAATCTAAACCCGATTGGTGTCCACTTATAGATTTGCCAGAAAAAGATAATGGAGACTATCCAGCTAATACGTCTGATGCTAGCTTTGTGGAGAGCTGGAACCAGTGTATTGATGAGATTGCAGGAGGTACTATATGAGTAAATCAGTATTAGCGGTTGATACGCCCAGAAACTGTTATGATTGCCCGTTCGGAATTTCATACTGCGGTGAACTTGAATATGAAGGTTTGTGTGAATTAGCTGACTGTTTAGATTATGATGTAATTCTGATGACAGAAGAACATTATGATTACGAAAGCAAATCAAGACCTGATTGGTGTCCATTGAAGCTGTTACCAGAGAAGAAAAGTACAACTGCACCCGTGAGCAATTACGAAGTGCAGAAAAACTTATTTGCCGACGGTTGGAATGCCTGCTTGAGAGAAATTACAAAAACAAGCGATGAAAATGAGCGATAAAAAGCAAGCGATAAGAGGTGAAGTAGATGGAGAGATTAACAGAAAGAGAAAGAAATGTTGATGGTACAGGAGTTGCAAAAGAAGAAATTACGGATGGATTATTAAAACCGTTTGCGGATAAAATTCTTACGAAACTTGCTGTTTATGAAGATTTAGAAGAACAGGGCTTGCTTGTGAGGTTGCCGTGTAAGGTTGGAACAGAAGTTTTTTGCTATTTTCCAGGAGACAGTCATTATACAAAATGTCAAATTAAAAAAATAGAAATCTGTCAAAGCATATTTGGAAATATATGTTACTTTGCAGAGCCAGTTGCGCAAAGGGGACGTTGTTGCAGATATTATGACAATGAATTTGGAAAATTTTTATTTCTCACCCGTGAAGAAGCTGAGAAGAAGTTGGAGGAACTCAAAAATGAAATTTAAAGAATTTGCAAAGTGGTGCAATGAAAGAGCCTGTGATGGATGTTGGGGAATGCTGGAAGCAATGGCGTGTATTGATTTAATAGGTGAAGTTAAAAAAGTTCCGTTTTGGAAAAGAGAGAAATTTTGGAAAGAAAATTATGAGCAGCAGGTATTGGAAGAGATTATTAATCCGATAGAGAAGAAGTTGGAGGAGGTTCAAAATGACAAGACCTGAGATTACAGCAAAATTATCAGCCATGCTTGAAAAGAAAATAAATCCTCACAATGATCCACGTATTTATTGGGCGAAAGAAGTGACATTCGATTATTCGACAGATCATGCGGTAAGGGTGGATTATATGCGATTCGTGCCAGCAAATAATAGTGTGTCCGGGATAGAAAAAGGTGACTGCTATTGTTATGAGGTTAAATCATCAGCTGAAGATTTTCGTTCTGGTCATGGGTTGAATTTTATTGGTGATTATAACTACCTGGTTATGCCGACAGATGTATGCGCTGCGGTATCCCTTGAAATTCCACATTATGTAGGAATATATGTACCAGAAGCAAATGATCTTACATGCGTCAAAAAAGCAAAGTGAAGAAATCGGACAAGGCCTGTGTCTGAAATACTTTTGATGATGTTCCGGTCTGCGAATAGAGATTATAGAAAAGCAGTAAAACAGTTGGAGGAGATGAAGAATGGCTTATAAGTATTTAGATAACGCTGTCAAATCCATTGAATATCAGCTGAAGAATATCAGCTGAACAGCGCATATAGCCACGGGTATTCTGATGGGAAAGAGGATGCGAGAATAGAATATTCGAAGCACGGGAAAATTGTAAAAATGAAAGTGCTAAGCGATAATGACTTCAACTCTATGCCAGACTACTATAAATCATGGCCCGTAAAAGCATGGTGTAGTTGCGGAAAACCACTTAATCGACTGGATTATACATTTTGTCCGTATTGTGGAGGATTGATTGCGAGAGGAGATGAAGAAAATGGCAGATAAAACATGCGAAACTTGTATTGAAAACGACAACGGGCTGTGCGACCGCAAAGGCATCCTGATAGAGGAAGACGATACCTGTGAAAAGCACATATCAAGTTGGAAAGAAACAATGATGGAGAATTTTATCCGAAAATCAATGTGGTAAGGGTGGAAATGTCCTTACCAGACGGTAAGGTGGCTAAATGACAAAGGTGAGTTGGATTCGATTAGAAATTGATATGTTTGACAACAAAAAAATCCGGCATATCAGAAAACTTCCAGAGGGAAATAATATTGTATTGATCTGGATGATGCTCCTGACGATGGCAGGGCGTTGTAATTCAAACGGGATTATTTTTCTGACAGAGAATATTCCATATACAAATAAAATGCTAGCTGACGAGCTGGACTTTGATGAAAGTGTGATCGAACTTGCACTTACAATTCTTGAAAAGTTCGGCATGATAACCAGAGATGGAACATTACTTTCAATTCCCGGATGGGAAGAGCATCAGAATATTGACGGGCTTGAAAAAATCAGAGAGCAGACCAGAAAACGGGTCGCAGAGCATAGAAAACGCCAGAAAGAATTATCAGAGGAAGAGCGTATGCCGGAGATCCCAGAGCAGATTTCTTGCGAAAAAGATTTAGTCAAGCCCGGTGACGTGCAGAAAGTAGTTGACGAATGGAATAAGCTTCAGCAGTTCGGTATTCAGCCAATCGCAAGAATGACAGCAAGGCGAACGCAAATGCTGAAAGCGAGAATCCGAGAATATGGCATGGATAAGGTAATGGAAGCTCTGAGGAACGTACAAAACAGTGACTTTCTTATGGGAAAGAAAACTGATTTTATGATAAATTTTGAATGGTTTGTGAAACCGAACAACTTCTTAAAGATACTCGAAAACAAATACCACAACAGGGAGGATATGCGAAATGGAACTGACACAACTCAAAGAAATGTCGAACCACTCGTCCCACTTGGAGAATGGAACGGAGAAGAATCAGATACCCCGTTCGCTTGAATGCCCTGAGTGCGGGGACAGTGGGTGGAGATGGGTAAGAGATGCAAGTGGTATTCCCTATTGTGAGGAATGCCCTTGCGGAATCAGGAAAAGAATAATCCTTGAAAATCAATTGAAATTCGCAGAGCTTCCAAACGTGTTTAAAGGCTCAAATTTCAGCGATTTGAAGTCAAGTGTATATTTGAACACCGAGAGCCGAAAAGTATTTTCTCAGGCGGCTCAGGCGGTAAATTATTGGTTTAAAAACCTTCTTGATATGCAGAAGAAAGGAATAGGGCTATACCTTTTCTCAAATGCAAAAGGTTCTGGCAAAACCAAAACAGTATGCAGCTTGGCGAATGAAATTATGAAGAAGTACCAGAAGCCAGTCAAGTTCACCACATCCCTCAGGATTCTTGATGAGATCAAGAATACATGGGGAGACAAAGGGAATACGGAGGGAAAGTTGATAGAGGATTTGTCCAGAACAGAAATCCTTATCATTGACGACTTCGGCGCTGATTCTGGAAAAGAATGGATTAATGAAAGATTCTATAGCATTATCAACGGGCGGTATATCGACAGGAAAATCACTATATTCACGAGCAACTGCCAGATATCAGAACTGAAATATGATGAGAGAATCACAAACAGGATTCTGGAGCGGTCACTTGAAATCCCATTTCCAGAGGAATCTGTCAGAGAACATATAGCACAACATTTGAAAATGAAGATGGTACAAGGAATGCGAGGTAAAGAGAGTGAAAATAGCTGTTAAACCATGGGGCGAAATGTCTTTCAGAGAAATTCAGAATTTAAAAGAAAAGCAATGTAAGCATTGTGATTATTTTTCAAAGAATAATTCTGGAGGGTTATCATATGGAACTTGCGATTACATCCTTATCAATGATCACATGAGAGGATGCCTACCGACGGAATGCGTAATGAAAGGGATTTTTAAAAGAAGAACAGGAACAAAAAGAAGAGCAGCTTTGAGAATTTAAACTTTTTGAAAGGAAAAGAAATGAGGACAATAAGCGAAATGTATAAACGTTCCGGTGGAACTGCGTATCAGCACAATTGTTCTGAGTGCAGATTTTATAGGGACGGAAAGAGGGAAAAATGTCTGATGTACGGCGGTAATCGGGACTGGCATGGAAATTTTATTGCCTGTAAATTCTTCAATCTTGAAGATGATATGCCGGAAGGACAGATGAATATTTTTGATTATGTGTGAAAGAAAGGAGGAACGAGGAGCCGCTGGCCAGCAAAAGGATATCCCGGTTCCTCCTTATTTTTTATGAATAATGACGACTTGAAATATGCAATTGAGAATGGTATCATCAATTTGTCTCACATACAAGAGCAAGTTGAAATGAATAAAAGGGAAGAAATTTTAAAAGAATACAGGGACAGCATATGGAAGGCATCTGACGGATATTGGAAAATCCGTATGACTTATGACGAAACCGGACAGCGGAAGATGTTCAAACGTCGGTCTAAGCAGGATTTAGAGGACTTGATCGTAAAGACGCACCGTGAGAAAGCAGAGAACCCAAAAATCAGGAGTGTGTTCGAGGAATGGGCACAGCGCAAGGTTGATTTGAATAAGATTTCAATACAAACTTATCAGAGATATCAGCAGGACTTTAATCGTTTTTTTGGGACCATGGGCGAACGCAGAATTAAAAACATTGAGTCAGAGGATATTAGCAACTTCCTGGAAGAACAGATCAGTGAACACAATCTAACCGCAAAAGCTTTCTGCAATCTTAAGACAATTACCAGAGGCACCCTAAAATGGGCAAAGCGCAACAAGCTGATTGATTGGAACGTGCAGGAATTATTCTATGACTTGGATGTCACCGATAAATCTTTCAAAAGAAATATCAAAGAAGATTCGGAAGAAGTATTCAACGACGCTGAAATGGACAGGATGATTGATTACTTGAAAGATAATCAGGATATGGTAAATCTCGGCATTATGCTTATGTTTGTAACCGGGCTGAGAGTTGGGGAGCTATGCGCTTTGAAATGGAATGACTGGCTGCCACATATCAGTACGATTAAAGTCAGAAGAACGGAAGTAAGGCATTTTGAAAACCATAAAGGCATTTTTGAAGTCAAAGACTTTCCGAAAACAGAAGCAGGCGTAAGAAATGTAGTGGTTCCTCAGGGGTGTATATGGATATTACAGAAGCTTAGAAATATGTCGACATTCTGTGAATATATATTTTCTAAAGATGGAAAGCGATTAAATACTTATTCGTTCAGGAACCGGTTAAGAACAGTGTGCAAGAAAACTGGTTGTATTCAAAAATCACCGCATAAAATACGAAAAACATATTGCACGATATTACTCGACCACAGCATAGATAATCAGATGGTCACATCACAGATGGGCCACACAAATATTTCGTGTTCCGAGAACTACTACCACAGAGATCGAAAGGACCTCAAGAAAAAACAAAAAATCATGGACAGCATAGATGAATTTATGGTAATATCAAGATAGCTTTTTTTGAGAGGGAACAGCCAGGGAACAAAAAGGAACACCCTGCAAAAAGTTAGAAGCATTGGTTTTATAGGAAAAATAGCAGTTTAAAGATACGTTCGATTCCCGTACTGGCTGCTACAAAATAGTGAGAATTTAACCAGAGCTTAGG